ATTAAAAGCTTTTCAATTTTGTTGAAATAATAAAAAATATATAGGTGCGTTATGATAAATTCCAGGTTAAATATTATAAATTATACTCTTCGTGCATAGTGGCTTCTGCGTGCCTTGTGGCTTCTGCGTGCCTTGTGGCTTCTGCGTGCCTTGTGGCTTCTGCGTGCCTGGTGGCTTCTGCGTGCCTTGTGGCTTCTGCGTGCCTTGTGGCTTCTGCGTGCCTTGTGGCTTCTGCGTGCCTTGTGGCTTCTGCGTGCCTTGTGGCTTCTGCGTGCCTTGTGGCTTCTTCGAGAACCCTCTCCAAGAAATCCCGCATCGCGCACCGACTCCTCCACAGCTCTTATCCGGCGCGCTTCCTCCTCCTCTTCCGCCATAGCAGTTTCTATTTTTTCTCGACAAACCCCTCTAAAATGATGTTCATCCCACCCTCCATCAACCATACGCTCCCACTTTTCTTTTTTAGCGCGCTTCCTTTTTGTCGCTAATCTTTGTTCCTGCCTTTTTAACGCATCTTCAACACATTCTTCAACCAAATGTTCTTTTTCTTCCTTTTTGCGTGTTAAAATATTCATAAGTTTTACTCCTAAATTCCTCGATCTGCTTAATGCTGCTGCGCGTTCTTCGCGCGTCTCCAAAAATGTGTTGTTATCACTTCTTGAACGAGGCATTATATATATATATAATAAAAATATATAAAATGTGTTATAAGAATATAAATTTTAAACATTACCAAGACATTGTTTCTTTCCATACTTGATTTCCACGGTCTGCAGCTTCTATCGGACGAAAGATATCAGGATTAAAGTATGCGTTGTGGAGGAAACTAGTATTTTGCCACTGGGGATTGTATCCCTTAGCATTAGCCACAATAAACCCTTCTACAGAATTCTCGTGACTCATCCCATTCCCAATACAAGACCTCAAGTCCCCGGCATTTACAACAAATACCTTTTGATTTGGAACCGCAAAAGGAACATTAGAGAGAACGTTGCCCCCGTCCCCATTAAGTCCTAGTTCAAATCTTTTATCCGTCTCCCCAAGCTTTTGGTAAGCCGCAACAATCTCGTTACTAAATTCTCCGGTATTAAAGATGCAAAGCTTATATGTAAAGTTATATTCGGGCGGAGCCATATTAAGAATGCTGACCATTGCAGAAACCTGTTGCTCAAGAAAGTCATTAATATCCAAGTCGGTATCTTCAACGCCTCGGAGGAAACATCCCGCTCCGATCATAGGGGCTTGAATAAACGCGTGTTCTCCGTCAGCTGTTTGCGACATCGCGGCCTCAATAATGAGCTTTAGCATTGAGCGGTGGCGATTGAAATATTCAAGAAGAATATCGTCTTTACGCTTTCCGGGAATCATCGCTTTAAACGCGGCAGTTTCCGAAGATTCAAGATTAATCCCCTCCGTATGAATCACGTGAGAGTCGCGTTCGGGAAATTCTCCGTGTGCCTTGACCTTCACTTTCCCTACAATCGCATATCGCACAGTATCACGAAGCTCTTCGGGCATTAGCGTGGCGCGCGCTTCATTATATCCAAACCCGCGCCTAACTGCGCCCCATTCAAATAGTTCGGTCTTCGGTCTCCCCCAATATACAGGGATAGGATGCTTCAAGCAGTCGATAATCTTATCGTCTGTTCCATATACGCGTTCACCCAACCGGTTGGTATATCCATCTTGACGGTCTTCGTTATGGTAGACGAGGGTTGTCTGACAAAGTTCGGGATATTTGAGCATCATATCTTGAACCCAACCCTGATGTTCCTTAGAACTATATGCGTTGTTTTTGTAAACGGCCATGTATGCATCAAAGCACCGAGTTTGGCGTTCAGAAGTAATCATGGTTTTGAAATTAGTGGAGTTGTTAATGGCGGTTGTCATATGTATTATATTATTCGATTACTTTAGTGCATTTCAATTTTTTGGAAAATAAAATAACATATATATGTATATGTCTAAACATACAAAAAGAAAAAGGTGCAAGTCGATAAATAATATGGGACGCGGGACAAGGTGGGACAATTTTAAAAGGCGTATTCGCAATCTACAACCACATCGGTTTCGGACGAGAAAGTTGCGACAACGAATGAATACCGCAGAACGGAGAGAACGCGAGCGAGATAGTGTTGTAGCTAGAAATTTGCGCGATTATAGCGAGAGGGAACGTACGCGGCACGTTGACGAACAATTGCCGTACGTTGGCCGACATTTCTCAGAATTACAGCCGACACGGAGGGGCAGAACGCGCGCGAGAATAAGCCCGAGACGGCCGGTAGTAAGCCCGAGTCGGTCGACGATATCGAGAATAAGTTCGCACGCAGCCCACGCGGCAGCAGATGAACTTGCGAATCAGATTGTGCATCAGATTACAGGATTACCTCTTTTAGAACCCGGTCCCGCCGACTACGGAGGTTTAAATCTTTCAGGACCGCATTTATTCGACGAAGGAGGTGGCGTTGGTGCGTCTGTGATGAGGGGGAGGATAGAGACACAACGAGAAGATAGAGAATTATTAAGCAAATTTTTACACGATGAATTAAAACGAATGGAAACTCGAAGACTCAAACAAACGCAAATGAAAAAATCTATTGAAAAAAGACGAGAAGAGGTAAAGACAAGAAAAAGGAAGAAGAAAGGGAAAAAGACACCCAAGCTGGAGCGAGCGAGAAGTGGCGAAATGTAAATAATCTGTATCTTATTTAATTATAATGTGACTCGGTTACCTCTCCGGTTATCTCGACTCTATAAACCTTTGTACAAATGTCTCATTATTCCTGTTTTAAAATAATTTTCAGCTTTTTGCGCTTTTTTGGTGGTTTTTCGTTTATTTTGCAATTTAGAACAGGATATTTTTTATAAATTTTGAAAATAGCCAATTCCTTTTTCTTAGCTTCAATCATTATGTCAATATTAACTCCGTATTTCTCGGGAATTTCAAGGAGGTAATCAGGTATGACTTCGATATAATCGCTATGATGCCCGCATCTACCTTCCCCTTGTTCGCTGACGTGAAATTTTGGTTTTATTCCACGACGTTGCCACGTATGTAATATTTCTTCAATATATTCGTCGGGCGGCTTTATCGTATTTTTGAAGTCGTCTGTGTCTGGATGCAATAAATTGTAACACGTATAGTGGTGTGTATCGAAGACTACTGGAATATTTACCCTACGTGATATATCAAGACAATCTTCAATTGAGAAGCTTTTTTCACAGTTTTCAAGAACAAGTCTTCGTCTAATCGCGTCTGGCATTTCGAGATAGTTATCACACCATCTCGAAATAGTTGCTTCTTTGTCGCCATATGTACCACCACCGTGAATTACCATAACAGAATCTTCCGGTAGATTCATCGCGTCCAAAACTTCAGCGTGATATAAGAGGTCCCTTGTTGTGCTTTCTACAACTTTTTCGTGTGGGCTTCCGATGACGTTGTATTGTCCCGGGTGAAAGGTAAGACGCTGGTTGTATTTTCTCGCGGTTTGTCCAATAATCTCGAGCTGTCTTTTAGCAAAATTCAGACTGTAGTCTTGTGCTCGCGCGTTGGACTTATGTGGGAATAATCCGCTACTGAGACGAAATACTTTAATTCCGTTCTGCTCATTCCATTCCATCATAATAAGTAAATCTTGAAGATTTCTAAGAATTTTTTCTTTTAAGAAATCTACACCCTGTTCGTGTAGAGTTCGCAAAATAATTGACCGCGATGCAAACACTGTGGGCTTTTGTGCGCGAAGGGTCTCATTGAGGCAGCATAACCCGAGCTGTACAGGCTTATTTTCGCTCATTATTTTGATTCTCTTGTTGTTTATATTGTTGTTTATATTGTTGTTTATATATTTCAATTTTAAAACTTAAAAAAACTTGTAAGTTGTTTAAAAGGTGTGCGTTTTTGTTTCTGTTTTCATATTATATGGTTTAAATTTATTATATATATATATAATGAGTTTACGAAGAAGTCGTAGACAGGCCGAAGCTATAATTGCCGACAGCGACAGCGACGACAGTCCCGCCCCAGTATTCGTTGCTCCCGACCGTGAGTTACTCCCTTATCTTAATATTCTTTTAAACACAGTTTATAAATTTAATTCGTTTATCAAAAGACATCCATTTAAAAATACATCAGATTTAGATACAAAAATAAAAAACTATAAAGCAATATTAAGTGAATTTATAGATAACATAATGGGTACCTTGCCGCGAATGAATGTTGATAATTTTAAAACGGATGTCGGCAATGAACTCATCGAAAGAGTTTTTTTTTGGGACCGAGAATTAGCTCTTTATTTTTCATTCCAATATGACGCGTGGGAGGAGGTCCGCAGGAATTTCGCAGTGGGTGCCGAGGTTTCGTACCGCGATATTGACTGGGATATTGGACAGGGTTCCGCGGATCAGCGCGAAAAGCTAATTAAAAGTATTAAACTTCTTAAAAAACATATTGAAAAAGAACATCCGCATTTTACTCCGCACGCAGAACTTGCTGGTGCTCTAAAAAAAAGTATTAAGAGGCGGAGGAAAAAAAGTATTAAGAGGCGTAGGAAAAAAAAAATCTTGTGTAACGAGAAGAAAAAGTCGCGACGTAATAAGTGTAAATAAATACTATATTTAATAATCTTTTATTTGATTTTTATTTATTTCTAATGTAGTCCGGTCGCCTTCTCAAATGTCTCACCTGCGTTAACCTTTCCACCAACTTCCCTGATTTGAGCACCCCATTTATCAGTAATCCTTGTGATAGCCCAACCCGTTAGAACGATGTTTTGATGCTTATTGTCAAATATCCAAAATGCGAATCCATTCATTTTTCCATCATCTGTATCAGGGAGTCCCATCTCTGCAACCAAAACAGGATAAATATTCTCTAGATACCACGCCGCCATAATCTGCATCTTTTTGGATTGGGAAAGTTCCACCCCCTCGGATAATCTCCCGCCACTTCCGAATGCGACGGTGGTGATGCGCGCGCCTACTGTTGCAACATAGTTGCTCCCAGAAGAACCCGCGGGTTTATGTGCATTGAACTCTTCGCCTATGGCGAAACCTGTGACAATACAAGATGCGGGAGCCTTACCGTGGAGAATACGGGTTTTTGGGATATTGACAATCGTGGTATCGCTAAGTTGAATAAGTCTGACCATTGTAAATTAAATCTTATGTAAATGCTTTTGTGATATGCATATCGTTTGTATGTTATTTAGTTTCTATTTAAAGCATTTCAGTTTTATTTTAAAATGAGGGAGAAATAATCTATTTATCTTTTTTAAGTTCTTGGATTTCCGCCTCTAGTGCTTTGATTTTTTCTGACTGAATATTGAACATATTATAAACGCCCTCTATGAATTTAATATCTGTTTCTGTTGGCACATTTCCCAAAAGGTGGCGCGGCGGTTTTCTCCCGAGAGTTGTCGCAATATTCACACTCTCTTGTCGCTCCCTCTCTTGAATTTCTCGCTCTTCTAATTGAAGTTTCGCCCTTTCTTTGGCGAGGCGGGATCGTTCGGCAGCCGGAAGAGCTCCTCCATATTTTGACTGAAGTTTCAGTTGAAACGATGCTGTTCTCTCTCGAAACTCAATCATTGCTGGGTACTTTGAGCTTAGAGAGAGTGAGGATTGAGCGCATAGTGCAACCAATGCAATGTAGGGTCTTCTGCGTTATAATACTCCCTCAGTGCACTTGTTTTATCCAAAATACCTTTCATAAATTCCATATTTGGTTTGGCGAGAATAGAACGTTCGTGTTCCCGTTCTTGTTTATCTTGTTCCATTTTGAGAGCAACCGCCATCTCTTCTTGAAGACGATCCATTTGCAACTGCATTGTTTTTACTGCGGAAGACATATGTGGTATAAAATTATTATGTTTGATTATTTCAATTTTATTTACAATATAATGATTATAAATAAAAATTTTAATTTATTAGGTTGTCGATGAAAAAAATATATTTTTATATAACCAAAATATAATATATTTATTTTACTATAACCATTTTATTCAAGACCGGCGTTTTTGAGATATTGTGCGTGAAACTCCTCGGGCGTGCTCTTCCTAGCAAACTTCCGCAGTTCCATATTCAAACATTTCCTGCACGAAATAGAGCGACCCGGTTTTTTCATCGGCGGCTTCTTACACAGACACCACCCCTTAGAACTCATCTTAGTTGTGTGGTAAAACGGACGAAGTGCACCATCATCTTTTGGAAACGGACTAGACACCCAATATTCCTCATAATCCTCCTCAGCCAATAGAGGGTCGGCCAAGTTCTTATGACCCGCGCATTCATCTTTATCGACATCAAAGTCATCTCCTTCTTTTGGAGCAATAAGCTTTACATCAATATCGTGATTAAATGAGAGCCGTCGGCTCTTTTCGGCACCACCTCCGCCAGAGGCAGTGTCGCCATCACCTCTCTTCCAATCCGAAAGAGAACTCTTTCGCATAAGCTTCTTCCACTTAGCCCTGCATCCCCAGTAAGCGGTATCATTCTTAAGCACTACCGGGTCACCGAGCATTACCCATATAATAAGCAGTTTGTCCTCGAAATCTTGCTTGTCCATTCCGACGATGGGGGGTCTCGCCTCCTCGATGGGTTCTGCGACATAGCAACGAGATGCTTCGGCGATTACGCTGAAGGGCGTATCGCTATCAAAGATATTCGGAAGAGACATTTCGCACGGCGGAATGTAGAGCGGGGTGCATATCCCACCGGGAGTTACTTGAGAAGGCATTTCGCGCAAGCAGGAAATAACACGGTCAAAATCTGGTGTTGACATCGTAATTGTATATACTGGTTCAGATTATTTAATATCAGAATAACGCAGAAAAGCATTTCAATTTTTTAAGAAAACAACCAAAAAAACATAACACCGGCGTTGTGTTTTTATATTTATGTTTTATTTATGTTTTATTTATGTTTTATTTATGTTTTGCTCAGCTTTTTCCAGAAGTTGAAATTATACGTTGCATCCAATCGTCAGCACGTGGTTTATGTCTGCGTTCTCGACTAGTTCCTGTTCGAAGCAGCGCACCATATTGTTCTTCGCCATAACAGAATTCCATATCCACTTATCTTTCCGCTCGTGATCCCACTGCAGCCGGGCTACGGATTGGGTTGCCCGGTGTCGGCGGTCCATCTCATCCTCCTCCTCCATCCATCGTCTCTGTCTCCGGTCGTAATCATCCCAGCTCGGCGCGTCGTTTGATGCGTATTTTCCAGAAGTCCACACACCCGGTTCCGTCCACTCTTCGGCGTCGCTGAACTGAAAGTCCAGATTGAACAGTTCCCCGCTGTCGAGCGCGGCCTGGAAGGCATCATTCTGTAGGTGAGTCATATTCGTCGTTATCGTTGTCTGTTTGATTATGTGGTTGATAATTAATTTGTCTTTGATTTGGTTATCGTGATATCTGCTCATCGGAAAAAAAGTTTTCAATTTTATATATTTTGCAAAAATGATCCATTTTAAAAACACGAAAAAAAATAAATGAGAACCATCTCATTTTTTTCGTGTTTTTATATTTTTATGTTTTTATATTTTTATGTTTTTATATTTTTTAATTAGCTTTATATTACTCACTCATCATCGTCTGATCCGGAAGATTCATCGTCTGATCCGGAAGATTCATCGTCGTGTCCGCCATCATAATGTACCCGGCACATCGGCACGGCCACCACTGACACCGCCACACTCGCACCATCACCACTCACCGCCTCACCCGGCGGCACCGTCTCAATTACTCGCGGAGAACCACCCTCGAGCAGTCTGATGACTTCCTCGAGCGCACCAACTTCATCCTGACAATCCACCAACTGCAAGATAAGGTCCTCCTTCTTCATATCGCACACGAATTCGCGGCGAGGCAAATGCCGCAGAGAAGGATGAATCGGTTGCGGTCGTTCATCCCACTCGTCTACCTCACAAGTCTTTCTCAAATCCAGCTCCTTTTTGATTTCGACAATCCGCCGATGGAAGTGCCGCCACGAGCGCTCCGCCTCAAATAGGCGTTCACATTCCTCCGCCACCGCCATTTCCCGCTGCGTGGGAAATAGTACCGCGTCTGAGTCTTGAACCGCCGCCCACCACTCGCGCCCATCGTCGCCCAACTGTTCACTAAGCGTGAAGTCCTTCAGGTCGCGCTCGCGCTTCCTGTCGCGGCGGAGCTTGGCCGATGCGCACTTGGTCGACGGCGATGACTTGCGCTCCGCGCGCTTGTGCCCCGCCCACTTCCTCCCCTTCCCTCCGTCATAGCCGGCCGCCTGCCTAGAAGTCACTTTGTGCACCCGAGTTTTTCCACACTTCTCCGAAGATGTTGTTGCGTTGCGAATGGTTCCTGTCATTTGTATTTGTTTTAGAATCGTGCTATCTTCCCTTTGAGAAAAAAGTTTTCAATTTTATTTAAATTGAAAAAACACAACCAACGTATCCTCCAACTATAAATTCAAACGAGGAATAAAAAACAAAACTACCACCACCGCTCTTTAAAGTTTAATGTTTTTTAATGTTTTTAATGTTTTTAATGTTTTTAATGGTTTTAATGCTTTTTAATGTTTTTAATTATTAGATTCACCAACAATGTCGCCGCCAATCGTCGTCAGGGTCTTCGTGCATAATCATCTCACAGCTTCCAACGATATCCTCGCATTGCGGGTTCTCAGGGAGACGCGGGAATAGAATGTAGGCAATTGCCTTCTTCACCCACACATCGTCGTCGTTGATGTCTTCCGGGTTGTCCATGAAGTGGTCGCACGGCATCACCAACCATTCCCCCTTGATTCTCCGAACAAGGCACGAAGTGCTGTCGACCAGTTCGTATGTGTAGGTGTCGGCAGCGAAGCAGAAGTCGCTGCCAAACTTGACAACAATCCCCTGCGAACGCGACTGCATCGGAACAGCTTTCAGCTTCATATCGTCGCCTTCCCCGGTTACGTTGACACAATACATTTCTTCCGAAACTGTGGTGACTGGGACGAGTGGTGTCTCCACGGCGGCGTCGCTGTACTCTGGCGGAGGCAAAACACTCCCGAATGCCGCCCTCGAGTGTTGGAACTCTGTTATGACACGGTCGAAGCTCCCTTCCGCGTGCCCTTCGTCCTCCACAGGTTCACCCACGTAGTTGAGAACGGGGTCCTCGTCGTCCTCAGCGGCAAACTTTTCCCGGTCCTCTTCGCAGAGAGCTTCGCTACGAGTGAAGTGCTTGAGCTCACGTGCGTTCTTCCGAGCGCGGCGGCTCTTCGCCGACATGTTCTTGGTCTCCGAGTGCTTCTTGCGCGTGTGCGAGCGGCCGTGAGGGTTGGACGCGTAGTTGAAGTCCTTTCTCCCAAAAGACGGCTTCTTCTCCCAATCGTCGCACCCGGCGGGAACACCGGTTAACCTACGCGTCTGCGTTCTCCCCCGGTTCACGCTGCTCGTCGAAGTGGTCGATGTGTCGGTGCGAATAGTGGCGGTCATTGTTGTCTGGTTGTGTTTGATAATTAATTTGTCTTTGATTTGGTTATCGTGATATCTGCTCATCGGAAAAAAAGTTTTCAATTTTTTTAATTTTGGAAAAAAAGCACACATTTGGCGGAGTGTTTTAATATATATATATATATATGGTTGGATATAATAGAGATCATAATGTTAAACGGGGGGGTACAACCACCCGGAGGCTGAGAACAGCAAATCAGCGGGCGTTGCCGTCTTTATACAGCTGTTTTGAATTATTTGGAGAAAAGATTGCACTCCTTTTAATCGCGTACAATAAATACGCGAGAATGTATGGTGCTGTTAGCGAAGGGGTGGAGAATGCTCGCGCCGAAGCGTCTAGTCAAGGCGAAGGAAATATACTAGAGACAATTAAAGATTGGGATAATATACTGGAAAAAAATTCGGATTTTAGAATTCCTACGGAAGACGTTCTCGCTGAGAAATTTATGCACAACGATTTAGAAGGGATTGAACCGGACGGCATCGGATTACTTGATTTAGCAAATAAAGAAGGGGCGAAGCTTAATGCTGTTTTGAAAGGAAAATTAGATGAAATAAAAGAGAGTGGCGCCGACGCGACAGATGAGTGGAGAATTGATAAATTTGAAAAATTATCTAAAATATTAATGGTTACAATCGATGCGTGTATCAGCCAGGATTTAACGCTAGGTGGAGCAGGATGGATCGGTCAAAATAATGAAAAATTTCTTCTTTTTCCGGGAGAGAGCATAAGTAGTGTGGAAGGCGCCAATCTTGAAGTAATCGTAAACAAGCAGGGGAGATTCGGAGAGGAGGACGAGGGGTGGACGAGTGAAGATTGTATAAATATTTTGGCTAGATGGACATACGATAATCCTCGGTCAATACAGTCTGAAGTTGGAGACACCGAAGTAGACCGTCTAACCCAGATATATCGCGTATGTCGCACACCATTGACATCTTTTAAAAAAAAGAAAGTGTCGATGTTAAATGCTATTGATAAACTAACTAATATATACCATCGCACATATCTCAATCTTATACCATACTTACCCGCACATCTTTACGCTAAAAATATTGGCGATGACGTACCTAAATATGATACAAAATTACAAGACCCCCCTATTTTAGAGCTAATAGTAGAGCTTAAAATACAACCAACAGATGGCGTTGAAATTATCGAGGATTTGTGGAAACAAGAAGAGGGCGAGGTGTTACTTCAAAAATCGAGAGACAGAATTATTGATAGAATATATCGACCCGCAGATAAACTGGCAGATGTGCCTGGAAAAGGTTTCAATTTACATTCAGCATATACTGAAGAAGAAATTGAGCTTATTAACGAAATATTAATCGGCGAAAGAAACGAACCGATATCTCGCGCAGAATATGCACAATATATAGTTGATAGAGAATTCTATATTTTAATAGACGGTATTAAGGAAGGGTTGGCGGAAATATATGAGCTTGATAATAATACTCAAAGAAAAGAAGCATATTCCAATTTAATTATAGATGTTAACAAGACGATTGTGAATACCCCAACATTGGATGTAATTCGGTATGTGAGTGATGGAGAGGGCAACCCCTGGATGCGCACGAAAAAGGGGTTAGCCGAGATGATTACAAAAGTTCTCAGCGACCCCAGATTCCAGTTTTATATTCCAGAGGACGAGGGCGACGAAGCGGAAGATGACGAAAGCAAAGGAGAAGATCTAGAAGATTGGGTAAGTGCAGCGACCGCGCTAGAACTAATACCTAAATTTAGTGCTCCAGAGCCGGGCTCTGAAGGCGAATGGACGAGCCGCGGGTTAGGCGAGACGCTGGCCCTACAACATAGCCTGTTATCAGATATATTAGACCCATTCGAAAATGGCGGACGTACAGTGATCATTCCAGACAAAGGTATAGTGGATGTTCCTGGGCCAAAACTCTCGTGGAGCGACGCGGAAGCGAGGCATTTATCGAGAGAACAATGGCTCCAACTTAGATTAAATGAAAGTTATTTTAACATATTAGATAGTAGAATTAAGGAAGAAGACCAACACTTGCGAACGGCGCGGTGGCAGGGGGAAGCACTTTTTGCCAAGTATCGTCCAGATCATGAAGATATTATTGAGTACGCCCCATTTAGGGGTACTTTAATAAGTTTATTTAATCTGCCACTCGATGAACTAGTTGAAGGGTCGGGGGCTAGGAGACGCTATACTAGACATAAAAAGCATAAGCGTAAATGTAAAAAAACACGCCGGAAGAAAAAGAAACAAACGCGGAGGAAGAAAAAGAAAAAACTCCGGCGGAAGAAAAACTCGCGAAAGGGGGGAACATAAGCATTTAAATTATTATTCCGTACACGTGAATAATAATTTATTACCTAGTTTGTCTTTTCTTATTTTTTCTAGGGCGAACCCTCTTTAAACGCACCTGTATTGTTCTATTATTTTTCCGCAAGTATTTTCTTTTTCGTCTACTACGTTTCCTAGATGGTTTACGTTTCCTAGATGATTTACGTTTCCTAGATGGTTTACGTTTCCTAGATGGTCTGGATTTTCGTATACGCCGCCCGACACCAGAAGCCTCCGCCGGAGGCATCAATCCTCTGCTGCGCAATATGTCTTCGACACGCTCCGCTGAAGCTCCGGGGTCGGTGCGGTTCTGCTCTACAATATTCATAACATTTCGCTTTTCGCCGTCACTTATATGGTTTCCGGCACTAGCGAAATCGCTCCCGAGACCCATCCCTGTTAGACTCGTGTTCTCTAAAAGCCCTTCATATAGAGCTCGGGCACCATCGTCGCTTATCCTATTTCCGGCAAGATTCAACTCCTCTAGTGTATCGTTTCCTCTCAACATATCTGCAATTCCACTCGCACCCTCATCACCAATCTGATTGTCTTCGAGTGTCAAAATCGATACATTCGAGTTCACCCTCATTGCGTTCGCCAGTGCTATCGCACCATCGTCTCCTATCTCATTTTCGTCGAGAAATAGATGCTTCACCGCCGTGTTACCCTGCAATCCATCAGCAAGAGCTCGCGCACCAGCGTCACCTATCCCATTGAAACGGAGATCCAATGTGTTAAGCGTCGAATTATCACGCAGAAGGTCGGCGAGTGCGGTCGCTCCCTCTTCGCCTATGTGGTTATCACTGAGATTCAAGTGAGTAACACTCGTGTTATGAAGAAGTCCTTCCGCCAACACGCTGGCGCTGCTATCATCAATATCCTCGCTGCCTACATTTATAAGGGTCGACTGCTCAGCCTTCGCTCGCTGCAATGCTTCCCTCACAATACTTTCTGAGTCATTCGCATCGGCCGCCATATATATAATATAAGCATTTAAAATAAACGATAGATAAAGAATTTAAGGCAAAGAAAAATGGATTGAATATAATTCGGTGTTATCAAGAAGATGTTTTAATGGATAGAAAAGATTGGGAGGATAATCTTAATCATAAACTATTGTGTATTTAAATAAGCATTCAAATTATTATTGCTATTAAAAAGAAAATAATAATTTATTAACAAAAGTTTTATTTTGACTCAACTTTTTCTAAAAGTTGAAAAAGTTGATGATAAGGTCCAGCGGGGATTTGAACCCTGGTTGCTTGATTCAAAGTCAAACGTGATAACCAACTACACTACAGGACCAAAATACCCTGTGCGGGACTCGAACCCGCGACCTCACGCTTAGAAGGCGTTTGTCTTTGTTGTTAGACTGACATATCGGTTGATGATTGATAGTAGTTTTTGTTTAGTTATTATCAATTTTATAATATATCATACAAATATTATGTATTAAACATAATATTTGTTATTTAAATGATAATGGTCGCATTTGAAAAAAGTTTTGCTAGTTATGAAGGGAAAACTCCTTCGGGGAAAAAGAAAGTTGATTGTTGGAGCAATAAAAATAAATTAAAACCATATGAAGTTTTCAAAGGCACACATACAAAAGCTTGGTTTCATTGCGATAAATGCGGGCATGATTTTTACAGTGATTTACATAATATAACTGCTGTAAATTGTACTTGGTGTCCTTATTGTGCTAATCAGAAAATGTGTAATATAGAAGATTGTGAGCATTGCTATCATAAAAGTTTTGCGAGTTATGAAGGGAAAACTCCGTCTGGAAAAAAGAAGGTTGATTGTTGGGGTGATAACGATAATAAACAACCCAGAAATATTTTTAAGAATTGTAATAAGAAATTCTTATTTACATGCGATACTTGTCCGCATAGTTTTACGCAAACATTAAATGGCATTATTTCAGGAAATTGGTGTCCATATTGCTCTGTTCCGTGTAAAAAATTATGTAATAATATTAACTGCGATTATTGTTTTAATAAAAGTTTTGCGAGTTTTGAAAAAACTACCCCCTCGGGAAAAAGGAAAGTAGACTGCTGGAGTAGTAAAAATAAATTAAAACCATACGAAGTTTCCAAAGGTAGCGGTAAAAAAGCAATCTTTGATTGCGATAAATGTCTTCACTCATTTGAAACTTCTGTAGATAAAATAACCTCTTCAAATGGAAATTGGTGTCCTTATTGTGCTAATAATAAAATATGTGCTAAAAGTGAATGTAGTCATTGTTATCATAAAAGTTTTGCAAGTTATGGCGAGTTAACCTCTTCTGGAAAAAAGAAAGTAGATTGTTGGAGTAAAAAAAATAAATTCAAACCATATGAGATTTTCAAGTCAAGTGCTGTAAAAATTTGGTTTGATTGCGATAAGTGTGGACACGAGATAGAAAAAAATTTGGGAACTGTCAGTGGAGGAGGGTGGTGTCCATATTGTGTTGGGAAAAAAATATGCGATGAAGATAAAAAGTGTGGTAGTTGTTTTAATAAAAGTGTTGCGAGTTATGAAGGAACTACCCCCTCAGGAAAAAGGAAAATAGATTGTTGGAGCGATAAAAATAATAAATCACCTTATGAAATTACCAAAGGCGCGGGGGCACAAATTATCTTTGATTGTGATAAATGTGGCCATGAATTTGAAACAAAGGTAGCCCATATAACAGGGACTGGATGTTGGTGTCCGTATTGTGCTGTTCCAAGTAAAAAATCGTGTAATAAAGAAGATTGTTTAACATGTTTTAATAAAAGTTTTGCCAATTTTAAGGGATTAACACCTTCTGGTAAAAAAAAAATAGATTGTTGGAGTAAAAAAAATAAAAAAACACAAAGACATGTATCCATAAGTAATGGTTCGTCATTTTTGTTTGATTGCGATGTTTGCAATCACGAATTTTCATCTATAATATCTAGTATAACAAATAAAGGACGAATAACGTGTTGGTGTCCATATTGTTCTCATCATAAAATGTGTTCTAAAAGCGAGTGTAATCATTGCTATAACAAAAGTTTTGCGAGTTATAAAGGAACTACTCGGTCTGGGAAAAAAATAGTAGATTGTTGGAGCAATAAAAATAAATTAAAACCTCGCGAAGTTTCTAAAAGTAGTAACCAAAAGTTTTTGTTTGATTGTGATAATTGTGGACACGAGATACAAAAAAATTTGGGAGATGTCACGGGAGGAGGGTGGTGTCCTTATTGTATTAATAAAATATGTGATGAAAGTGATTGTAACCATTGTTACCATAAAAGTTTTGCGAGTTATGAAGGGGAAACTCCTTCAGGAAAAAAGAAAGTTGATTATTGGAGTATTAAAAATAAATTAACTCCTCGCGAAGTTTCCATAGGCAATGACATAAAAATTTGGTTTGATTGCGATAAGTGTGGGCACGACTTTGAAAGTGTAATTGGTAGTATTACGCGACAGAATACTTGGTGTCCAAAATGTAAAAACAAAACCGAACTGAAACTATATAATTGGTTATTGAAAAGGGAATATATAAACGCTGTTAAAAAGGAATGGGGTCCTACATGGTGTTCTACGGAGTATACGCATATCATTAAAACCAAATATAAAATAGGCAAATATCAATACAGATATGACTTTTTAGTAACTCTAAAAAATAAAAAACAAATTATTATAGAATTGGATGGACGCCAACATTACGAGCAAGTAAGAGATTGGAAAACACCGTTAGAACAACAGATCCGCGATAAATATAAAGAATTTAAGGCAAAGAAAAATGGATTGAATATAATTCGGTGTTATCAAGAAGATGTTTTAATGGATAGAAAAGATTGGGAGGATAATCTTAATCATAAACTATTGTGTATTTAAATAAGCATTCAAATTATTATTGCTATTAAAAAGAAAATAATAATTTATTAACAAAAGTTTTATTTTGACTCAACTTTTTCTAAAAGTTGAAAAAGTTGATGATAAGGTCCAGCGGGGATTTGAACCCCGGTCAATTGATTCAAAGTCAAACGTGTTAACCACTACACTACAGGACCAGAAATACCCTGTGCGGGACTCGAACCCGCGACCTCACGCTTAGAAGGCGTGCGCGCTATCCAACTGCGCCAACAGGGCTGATTGAATTCTTTGCCGAAGGAGATGATCTTTCCTATAAGTTCCGTATCCGGGATTCGAACCCGGGTCAGTCGGGTGAAAACCGACCATTATAACCAACTAAACCAATACGGATGATTAGATTCTTTGTCGAAGGAGATGTCATTTCCTATAAGTTCCGTATCCGGGATTCGAACCCGGGTCAGTCGGGTGAAAACCGACCATTATAACCAACTAAACCAATACGGATGTAATACAGTAATGGGGATCGAACCCAAATCATTCTCAATAGGAATGAGGACTGACCAATGCCACTGTATAGAACTTTTAGGTGCTCCAAACCTTTGCGCCCACCGGGAGTTGAACCCGGGCCTCACCCTTGGAAGGGGTGAATCCTAACCGCTGGACTATAGGCGCTCAATATATAACAATATTATAAAAATTATTATATTATAATTTTAGCAATGAGTGGTTTCGATCCACTGACCTTCTGGTTATGAGCCAGACACGCTTCCTCTGCGCCACATTGCTATTTGGGCCACACCTATACTAAGTTCTCTTTTGACGTAGGCAAAACTAAATTCCCGAATGCTCACCGTGGGGCTCGAACCCACGACCACTCGCTTAAAAGGCGAGCGCTCTACCGACTGAGCTAGGCAAGCTGATGTATCTCTATTATTAGGCAGATTACTTTCCTTTACACCAGGCGGGATTTGAACCCGCGAAGCTTACGCATGGCATCTTAAGTGCCACCCCTTTGACCAAACTCGGGTACTGGTGTTGATGTTTGTCGTAAACATTTTATCGATGTGGTCTGTGCGGGGCTCGAACCCGCGACCAAGCGCTCATAAGACGCTCACTCTACCAACTGAGTTAACAGACCATTTGTATCTCTATAAGGCAGATTACTTTCCTTTACACCAGGCGGGATTTGAACCCGCGAAGCACGAAGCACGACATCTTGAGTGTCGCCCCTTTGACCAAACTCGGGTACTGGTGTTGATGTTTGTCGTAAACATTTTTGTCGATGTGGTCTGTGCGGGGCTCGAACCCGCGACCAAGCGCTCATAAGACGCTCACTCTACCAACTGAGTTAACAGACCATTTGTATCTCTATAAGGCAGATTACTTTCCTTTACACCAGAGGGTGTTGTTGATTACTTTACACCAGATGGTGTTGTTACTTACTATACACCAGATGGTGTTGTTACTTACTATACAAGATATAATGGTATGTTGTTTCTAAGTCCTTAACTGATAACATTACCTCAATATCTTCCCGTTTCAATTTTTTTTCAAAATTCGCTATAATGCGAATGCAATAGCGCTAAGTAGACTATAGTATAGGACAATTGTTTTACAATTCCTCCCTTCACATTCTATAATAGAACTGTATCTCTAAGCTATTTCATAGAACATATTATGGGATGAATGCTGTTTCACAATTCTTCCCTTCACATTCTATAATAGAACTGTATCTCTAAGCTATTTTAAAGAATATAGTGTTATATTTCGCGATTATTCTACATATGATAACCCATATATCTCGCGAAACATCTTGCTGAACACCTTTCTAAACTATATAAAGATTTTTCGAGATATATAAACAATGCAGGACCCCCAAGATTCCATAAAAAATGAAGACGGAGAGGAAATCTTTATTTTTTCTCCATTTAATCCAAATAATAAAGAAATAACGCAATCAGATATACAAACCATCTTGACGAGATATGGTGTGAAAAGTAATTTATTCAATATCGAGTTATATAAGCGCGCATTTGTTCATCGCTCATATACCAAGAGACCCGACCTAGAAAATAAGGCGGCAAATATCGAGGTAGCGAAGAGACCTTCCAACTGCATTCCACTGAAAACAAAATCAAACGAGCGACTAGAATTTATTGGGGACGGCGTTCTTGAGCTAATTACAAAATATTATTTGTATAGACGGTTTCCGAAGGCAGATGAAGGATTTATGACAGAAAAAAAGATTGCACTAGTTAAAAACGAGCATATTGGAGCTCTCGCTTACGAAATGAGGCTGCAAAACTGGCTTTTATTGTCTAATCATGCAGAGGAAAGAAAGACGAGAACCAATCTAAAAAAACTGGGGTGCTTGTTCGAGGCGTTTTTAGGAGCATTGTTTCTAGATTTTAACAAAATAGATATAAAAGACGAACATAACTGGTTCAAAGACGTATTTGTTTGCGGACCGGGTTTTCAAATGTGTCAGATTTTTGTCGAAAACATCTTTGAGAAGCACGTGGACTGGATTAAATTAATCGAAACCGACGATAACTACAAGAATATTTTACAGGTTAAAATACAAAAGGAATTTAAAGTCACCCCGGAATATATTGAGATAGATAGCGACACAGATAGGGGATATCATATGGGCGTTTACTTATATATAGGAAATTCATTACATCTACAGAAGTGCGAATCTGCAAAACACCTTTCGGAATTCAAAACGTTTGATAATATTCAAAACTATCTACTGGACCATAGCAGTGTTTTTATTCTTCTCGGGGAAGGATATCATAAAATAAAAAAAAAGGCGGAACAGCTGGCGTGCGAAAACGCAATTAATATAATATAATTAATAAACTGAAGACATAAAAGTTTTTATATCTTCAGTTTATAGATGTCCTCCACAGTTCTAAAATTAATGGCGGTAAAAAAACCGGCGGCTGTTAATAAAAAGTTTGGCGTCGCCATGCCTGCGAGGGTTGTAGATCTTAAAACAAAGGTTGTAGATAGACGTTCTCAGAAAATTATAGCGCGAGACGAATTTATTAGAAAGCTTAAACCAGCGGTAATGCGGGTGTCCAGACCCCCAAGAAAACCCGTTATAAAACACGGGCGCGACGATGCTTTGTCCACAGATGCTTTTCCCAGCGCCGCAGATGCAGCGCCCGCAGATGCAGCGCCCGCAGATGCAGCGCCCGCAGATGCAGCGCCCGCAGATGCAGCGCCCACAGATGCAGCGCCCACAGATGCAGCGCCCACAGATGCAGCGCCCGAGATTAAAATGAAAATCATAAAGAAGAAGAAGAGGGTTAAGCTAAAAAGTGCAACGGAAGAACCAGTCGAAAAGGTTGGGCCTCCCGAAAAGAAGTTCAAGTCCCCAATTGGTGTTATAAAGGAGGGACACGTGTCATCGCTTATTATTGGAGACGAATCAATATTAGGTAGACTTGAGAAGAAGCGCGATCTCCCCAAGATAAGCACATCTCCTTACTATATGAATAATCGTAAAATATTTATTAACTTCATGTCTAAATTATTCAAAAGCTACAAAAAAGAGATTGTAGAAAATGCTGGGAAGGCGTCGTGTGATTATGTGGGAGGAGAAAGCTTTTCACTAATGGCTCATCAAAAAATCGTGAGGGATTATATCAACTTATATACACCATATCGCGGCCTTCTTCTATTTCACGGCTTAGGTTCGGGGAAAACCTGCTCATCTATCGCCATTGCAGAGGGTGTGAAAACTAGCAAATCTGTTCTCATTATGACACCCGCATCATTAAGAATGAACTATATCGAAGAATTAAAAAAATGCGGCGACACAATGTATAGGAAGAACCAGTATTGGGAATTTATTGATACTCGCGCAAATCCCTCATTAATCGATACGTTGTCGAGTGTTCTTTCCCTTACAGTGGAGTTTATCAAAAAGCAAGGTGGAGCGTGGTTGGTAAATATCAAAAAGAAACCTAATTTTTCAATACTTAGTGCCGAACACAAGTCCTCCGTTGATAAACAAATAAATGTTATGATAGACCATAAGTATAAATTCTTAAATTATAATGGTATGCGAATGGCCCATCTAAAATCCCTCTCTGAAAATTACACAAAGAACCCATTTGATAATAAAATTATTATCATTGACGAAGCTCATAATTTTGTCGGCCGCATTGTAAATAAACTAACCAAAAAAGACTCTCTGTCTATGAAACTATATAGCTATCTAATGGACGCAGATAATACAAAAATAGTATTCTTGACGGGGACACCAATGATTAACTATCCGAATGAGCTCGGTATTCTATTTAATATTTTAAGAGGTAGAATAAAAACCTGGTCTTTTAAATTAAAGATTACCGACCAGAAAAAAATAACGACAGACACCTTCACGAAAATGTTTTCGTCTAGAGTCAACGGAGGTAAATTAGTAGATTTCATAGAATATAAACCAACAACCACAACCTTGTCAATAACAAGAAATCCCTTTGGATTCGTAAATACTGAAAAAGGGTCTATATATAATGGTACGCGCGTTGGAGAAAGCGGAAACATATCCGATACTAGTTTCATAGAACTAATTACTAAAGTTATAAAGGGACACAAGATGAGTGTTGTCCCAAAATCTATAACCTTAACAAAGTATAATGCACTTCCCGACACCCTCGACGATTTTAAAACACTTTTCATCGACGAAAAAAACACCATTAAAAATACAGATTTATTTAAAAGAAGAATAATGGGTCTCACTTCGTATTTCAGGAGTGCACAAGAATCGTTAATGCCTAAATACACGAGATCTAAGAATTTCCACGTTATAAGAATTCCTATGAGTGACTTCCAGTATGGAGTATATGAAGAAGCACGAGTTCAGGAAAGAAAGCTTGAACTTAGAAACGCTAAGAAGAGAAAGAAGCTAGGGGACGGTGTTTTCGACGATTCGGTGTCTACCTACAGAATATTCTCGCGAGCATTTTGCAACTTCGTATTCCCAAGACCCGACATTAAAAGACCTATGCCCAACGACACCGATGATTTAGAAGCTGCAATTATTAATGAGGAGGCTACAGAGGACGTCGTTGACGCAAAATCGGCTCTCGAAAAGATAAACGACGTAGATGGAAAATATGAGCGCGATGAGGTCGATAAACAAGCCGCAGAAACAGATATTGAAACGCGAAGCTATCAAGAAAAAATTAAGGCAGCACTCGAACAACTAGAACTTAATAGCTCTACGTTTTTATCATCTTCTGGATTAAAGACATATAGTCCTAAATTTTTGAATATGTTAGAAAATCTACAAAATCCATCCCACGTTGGTCTACACCTCGTGTATAGTCAGTTTAGAACGCTTGAGGGAATCGGAATACTTAAACTCGTCCTTGAACATAACGGATTTGCTCAATTTAAGGTAAAACAAACCGCGGGGGTATGGTCTCTAAATATTTCTGAAGAAGATATGAGCAAGCCAAAGTTTGTCTTATACACAGGAACCGAAACAGCTGAAGAGAAAGAGATAGTAAGAAACATCTTCAATGGACTATGGGATGTTATACCAACTACACTAGTGGAACCATTGAAAGCTATATCCCCCAATAACAATCTTGGAGAGATAATAAGAATATTTATGATAACCGCGTCCGGGGCCGAAGGAATTTCTCTTAAAAATGTAAGATTTGTTCACATAACGGAACCATACTGGCACCCCGTTAGGACAGAACAAGTTATTGGGAGAGCTCGAAGAATTTGTAGCCACAAGGACCTCCCGGAGGATCTACAAACTGTTGATGTTTTCTTATATTTAATGACATTTACAGAAGAACAATTAACCAGCGATAAATCAATCGAGATGAGATTAAAGGATAAGGGTAAATTAACAGATCGCGCGCTCACAAGTGACGAGGCCCTTTTTGAAATCTCTACAATAAAGGAAGACATCGCACATCAATTATTGGATTCTGTTAAAGAATCCTCGATTGACTGCGCGCTACATTCGAAAGCTGGAGAGGAGGACGAAGTCAAATGTTTCACATTTGGCACTGTTCAGTCGTCAGCATATTCTTTTCATCCTTCAATCGAAGAAGAAGAGACGGACAAGGCAGCCAAACAGAATAAGAAGAAGGTTAAACTTAATCTGAATGAGCTTACTATAGATGGAGAGAAATATGCCTATGATAAAGTGACACATAAGATTTACGAATACGAAAGTTATCGTAGACAAAATCTCGTCCACCTCGGTGAGATTGAGTTCCTCCCAGACAAGAAGTTCAGATTGGTATTTATATAATTTTAATTTTATTCAATATAGTCATTATATCTGTCTGTGTTGTAATTAATCCCTTTATGGTTTCATTCATTTTTTCAATACATTGTTTCAAATCATCTATTTTGTCAGGGTCCTCTTTAGCGCGGTCCTCTTTAGCGTGGTCCTCTTTAGCGCGGTCCTCTTTAGTTTGACCAATCTCCGTAATATTTATAACTTCTGCCTCTTTCGCGCGAATAGTTATATCTTCCTTCTCTAGATTAACCGGTTTTTTATAAGTCTCATATATTTGATTTAACTGTGATTTTCTCTCTAGTAACATTTCTTGAACCTTATCATCCATATCTTTTATCCGCGGATCACTCTTTGTATCTTCAAATTCTATCTTGACCGGAGAAGGTCTTTTTAACAGAGACGCGAACTCATCTTGCCTGCTTTTTAAACTATTATTAAACGCAGATTGTCTGTTACGATGTTCTTCTTCTATTGTTGATATTTTCTTGTCTGATAAATCTTCGAAAGACACCCGTTTATTATTTGGAACTCGAAATGTTTGTAAGTTCATTCTTGTCTTTTCTAAGAAATGTTTATTACACTCCATAAGTGTTTTTCCGTGATTATCATTTTCCGCCACATCGGAAATATTTGTTTCAAACAACTTTGTTACCTCCTCCATTTTATTATCGGGTATATCCGAAAACCAATTGTTTTTATTGATAAACTCCCATAAAAAATGTTTATTTTTTGTCGACGAAAATACGCTATCTACGTCCATTAGGCTTAATAATTAAATAATTATTAAGCCTATTTCAAAAAGATTGATTTGTTTAACACGTCCAAAATAGCACCCATCAATATAGAATTTACCATAAAAATTTATGGCTTAATATTTTTGGAGTAAAATAGCCTTTTCCCTTGCGTATTTCCTTTTTAATTGCCGCTCCCCTATTTTTCGTCCCCGAATGCCTAGAAAAATAGTTCTGCATTCTTTTACGCGTTCCGTGATTTTTAGATTTATATAACTTCAACGGCGTTCTGTCCTTATACTGCTCATATCTTCTATCTCCAAAATGTATTTTCCGTGTTTTTTTTGTTTGTTTATTTTCTACCATAGCCGTATATTTTTTGGGGAACGGACCTTTTTTAAACTTTATTATTTTTTCTTTCATATAATATTACACAATATTATATGAATTCAATCAGTATATTCATCGAGAATATGTCTATTCTTCGTGATTAAAATATTTCTTTCTCAAGCGCATCATATCTTTATCAGCAATCCTATTATTCATCAACCACTTAGGTGTCTTTTTTCCATATAAGAGCTGGATGTTTATAAATAAACTATACATACCACATTCGCTATCTTTGTATTGATGTTCTTTTTTATTTTCATAAAGTGTAAGGGTAATTCCAACGTCGGCCGCTTGTTTTATAATTCTATTGACCAGTTCCCTTATTTCTTTCGGCATAGAATCGCCAGTGCTATCTATATAAAATACATATTTCTTCTGGAGGTCGACAAACGTAGAAAACCAATGAGAACCTTCCTTGTAGTGTGGGTCAAGATTGAATATCATCCCTATTTTATTCTTACCTTTAGATATCAACGATTTTAAATCAAAATTACATAGGTCGTTCCAAACACATTCTCCGTAAACAAACCTTTTATCAAAATCAATAGGAGATGGACCTATAAACGCAAAGTTTTTCATCTTATTTTCGTGCTGTTTCATAACCTCCTCTATTTCAACACTGGAAAGCCATTCATTTGGATTTTTATCCCACGCTGCAGGGGCAAATGGAGCAAAGGTATATTTCGCTAATTCCGCGGTTATTTTATTCTTAGAGAACTTTTGTTTAAGCCAGCAATGCTCCGAACTGCACACCTTGTCCATATTTTTTTTTAACGTATGCCATATTTTCTTTGGTTTTTTCTCTAAGATCGGGGCATCCGGGTGGCGAGCATTCCACATTTTTTTTAATTTATGCAAAGAGTCGTTACTATAACACGTAAATTTGTTGTCCTTTTTACCAGGACTACATATCATTTTTTTTGTTTTCCGCCGCTTTCCCCCCCGAAGCCTATACCGTCTTGTAGTAGACATTGTATATATATATAGAACGTATATTTTATTTATTTTTTTTTCTTACCCCCTTCGTTCTCAGAACCGGGTCTTTTAAATTTATATTCTTCTTCTGGGGTAGGCTTTCGACCTCCTTAATGGGCGTTTTCTTTGTTACAAAGTCGTCCATCGTTATATGGGGCGGTTTTATATTATAAATATACTTGTTCGCATCATCGACAGAACAATCTTTCATACCACCAGTCGTGTCTTGGTCAGTCATACCTTCGTATTCCTCCTGTAAAATGTCCTTTGTGTCTATCATTTTTAGGTATTCTATCAAATAGTTTATATATCCCTCGTGCAATATCTTCAAATGTGCGGGATGTTCATTCGGTTTAAATAATTCCCGTGTTACGGTTAAAATTCTTTTTTTATAGAACTTTTTATCCGCTAATGTAGGGCCATCGTCCCTATTTTTGTCGTTGCCCATACATTTACTATTAGAATAGTATGACGGATTCGTCATATAATCCATCGTCGCACGATGGATAAAGTTTTCGTTATGTTGACTCATTAATATATATTCTAGTTTATATTCTAGAATATATGTTATTTTACAGTTCCATACGATGCGGTCAATATCCTCATCTAATTATTTAGCGCCTTGGATTGCGTTTTGTGCGTGCCGCTCTGCGTCCTGTTCTGCGTGCCGCTCTGCGTCCTGTTCTGCGTGCCGCTCTGCGTCCTGTTCTGCGTCCTGTTCTGCGTTTTTTATTGGAGCCGCGCCCCTCAAACCCTCTAGTAATGTTTCCAGTGAGTTCTAGTTCGCGGCGTTGCTTTTCCATAAGCGCGGGATGTAGAACAGTTCTACACCGCGTATTCCGTCTGCGCAAGTCTTTTTCGTATTTTAAATATTTAGCGACATCATCTCCCCGCCTCCCAAGATATCTTGGAACAAAATTTCCTTCTATCTCAAGAAGATCTATGGATCTTTGGCATTCTAATAGGTCTTCCATAATATCACGTAAAATATTGGTTTGATTTTGTCGTCGGCGGTCCGCGTATTTTTTTGTATATTCAATTTCGGCTTTCTCCGCTTCCTTTATTTCACTTACCATAGAATCAACCTCGGCTGGGGTTTGTAGCGTTTTACTTCTAAACATTTCGAGTCTGTCTGAAAGGTCGCCTGTGACACGGTTTATACTTCCGGCAGAAAGTTTTTTTTTGCTAAATACTGTCCGTGGCGACATCCCGGGTGTTTTTGTAAAACTTTCTAAACGTTTTTTTGTACTTGTAAACATTATATTATACGGTCCTAAAATAATGTTTATTATGTATTTCTAAGTTGAACCCGTGTACAATTGTCGAATACTTCATTTCCTAAGTTGCATACATTTGGATTAAACTTGCTAAACTCGCTCTCGGCAAATAGTCCGGGAAATGGCTGATCGACAACAATACTATCTACAATACCAACGTAGAGGTCGCTACTAGTGGACGGCACATATACCGCCTGGTCCCCTTTTTGTAGTGCGAAGAATTGATTTCTTAGTTTAGATTCGTCGTTTATATGTGTAGGAAATCCACTCCACGGAGCATTTGCGGTTCCCGGATTAAACGTTTGTGTAATATTATAAGTTGGTGGGATTACAATTGGCACAGTTGCCGGAGCCCGTCTATCAAGTATAGGCATTACCGCATATTTTGTTGAGACCGGGCGCATACCAAATTGTGGTTTTAAGTATGAAGATGGCACATTTCTAGCCGAAATACGGTCGCTTAATTCCTGCGTTCTCTCCGACCCGCAACTAATAAGCCCTCGAACAACACCGTGTATACCACTATATCCATTTTTCATTTCCGACATAATATATATTGTATATAAAGAAATTACCTAAACGTTACTATTAAATTATTATTAATGTGTGGGATATTCGCATTAATGAATAATACCACGGCAATCCCGAAAACGGCAATAAACGATGCTTTTTCGAAAGGTAGTTTGCGTGGTCCAGAAGTCAGCACCTTGGAAATATGCGATAATAAATTATTATTTGGATTCCATCGCCTAGCAATTAATGGTCTAAATCCCGAATCAAACCAACCAATTAAAATAGACAATATCAAGCTTATCTGTAATGGCGAAATATACAATTATAAAGAACTATATTCGCATTTAGACGTATCTCCTTCAACCGACTCCGACTGCGAAATAATCATTCATTTGTATAAAAAATATGGAATTGACCGCACACTTAAGCTTCTAGATGGCGTATTTTCATTTATTTTATATGATTTTGGAGAGGAAACGACAGACCCAATAGTATATGTTGCGAGAGACCCGTATGGAGTTAGACCTCTATATATGATGGAGGCAAGAACCGAGACAAATAATACTCAGGCGACAAATAGAGGTATAAATATAACCCACGACAGAATTATCGCATTTTCATCAGAACTAAAGGTTCTGAGTGAGATATTAAACCACAGCAGTATGTTAAGTCTTGGTGTATTAAACAGCGCTACCGACATTTTTAAGAACCATCCAACGTATTTCAAAACAATCACGCCTTTTACTATTCATCAATTCCCACCCGGAACATACTCTACGTATACGTGCGGATTTACCTCCCACTCATATTGGAAACCTATTTCGGTGGAAAACATTTACACCACGCCACGATGTCCACCTAGCATTCTTAATATATATAATCAAACAGATGTGGAAGCCGCTCGCATCCAAATTTGTAAACTGTTAAACCGTTCTGTAGAAAAACGGGTTATAGGAACGTGTGAACGTCCCATCGCGTGTTTGCTTTCCGGTGGACTTGACAGCAGTCTAATAACCGCACTTGTTAATAAATATTACACAGGAACGCTAGAAACATATAGTATCGGTATGGCAGGTTCGGAAGACCTCCGTCGAGCTAAGCAAGTAGCGCTATATCTCAAAACAAAACACACCGAAGTTATTCTCACAAAGGAAGAATTCTTTACAGCAATCCCCGAGACAATCCAAACAATCGAGAGCTACGACACAACCACCGTACGCGCGTCTGTTGGAAATTATTTACTTGGGAAATATATTTCACAACACAGCAAAGCCAAGGTAATATTTAATGGGGATGGAAGTGACGAGCTTACCGGCGGGTATTTGTATTTTCTGAAGGCACCGAGCGACCTCGAGTTTGACAATGAGTGCCGCCGATTGTTAAAAGATATACACCACTTTGATGTTCTGCGTTCAGATAAAAGTATTTCATCTAATGGTCTGGAGCCCAGAACTCCGTTCTTAGATAGAGAATTCGTTGATTATTATTTATCCATACCAATTTCTATTAGAAATCCGATGTCCAACGCATCGTATGTTATTAATAAGAATGTATGTGAAAAATTTTTATTGAGACAATCGTTTTCCATAATAGAGCCAAGTCTATTACCCGACCAAATTATTTGGAGAACCAAAGAGGCATTTAGTGATGGAGTGAGTGGCGTTGATGGGTCGTGGTTTGAAATAATCGACAAGGAAATCGCCAAGAGTGGATTCGAGCCGAAGAGCTACACAAATAACTACAAGAGAACTCTCCAGGAAACGAATCCGCCAATTACGCGAGAACAGCAGTATTATAGAGAGATATATGATTCTATTTATCCTAACACCGCATACGTGCTCCCGTATTTTTGGATGCCTAAATATGTAAACGCATCCGACTCAAGTGCGAGAACTCTCGATATATATAAGAAACAGGAAACCGCTTCTTCTCCACGCAAAGCTGCGATCACGTGTGCGAATAAATATAAAATAATATCTAATTATAATTTATAAATTCATGCACAATGATGCAATAATCCCTTTTATTTTATTTGGTATAATATTATTAATGCATTTATATGATTATGATATTGAGAATTTTGATACGATAACCCAACCTAAAATTATATTATTAGTTATTAGCACTAATGATAACGGACACGCTCGATGGAAAGCAGAAAGGAACTCGTGGTTAACTTACTTTAAACAAACCCCAAATGTAACCGCTGAATTAATTGAATGTGGATGCAAAGAGGACGACCACTCCATCGTAAAATCATATAACTGTGACGAAAACTATATGCCCGGAATATTTAATAAAACAATATTGTCTATTAAAAAAAATATTGGCAAATATAATTACTATATTAGAACAAATTTAAGCACATTTATTATAAAGTCTCGTCTAATCGAGTATTTAGAAGAAAAAAAAACCCCCTATGGAGGAGTTTATTGTAGTTTACCAGACTCGTGGGTAGGTGGGTGGGGTATTATTATGAATGATATTGCTGCGGATGAATTGCAAAAAATGGCACCTAAATACAAAGACGCGTCGAATGAAGTTCCGGATGACGTTCTTATTGGGAAAATTTTGAAAACATCCGACATTACGTGTGAACACGGCGATGATATGGGGTATATATGGGATTATAATCTATCATTTGATAGAAATATACATATTATAGACGAAAAACCAACTAATATTTTTATAAGATTATACACAGATAACTTATCTGAATACGATGTAGTTATTAAAAACCTGTATAATATATACGGATGACCGGATTTATAAAAACGCTAATCAACAGCAAATGGCACAGGAATATATATATATATTCTATATATGCATCATATGTCCTGATAATTATTGCAGTTACTGGTTTTTTTTATATATCTCCTAAATACCTAACAACTTTAGAGGACTGGATTAAATATTATGTAATCGCTTTCTTACTACTGAGGTTCAATCCCTGGATATCTAATATAAAAGACCGGAGGGAAAACGCCGAGGTTGACAGAAAGATTGCCTTCTCGGCCGGAATCTTTTTATTATTAACTACTGCTGCTACAGATGTCGCGATGAATAGCCTTTCGCATATTGGTATTCCTATCAAAAAACTCTAAAAATAATATATTTTAAAAATTATATTATTTTATTGAACCTTTTAAGATTTCTTAACGGCGTTTAGAACGGCGGCGGCGTCTAGAGCGGCGTTTTTTAGCGTGGTGTTTAGCGTGGTGTTTAGCGTGGTGTTTGCTGGACCGACGTTTATGGCGGCGGCTGCGTGAACGCGACCGCTTGGTGCACCTTGAGCGGCGACGACGACGACTCTTTCCGCCACTGAGTGGGGAACCAACGAGCGAGGAACCAGCGAGCAATTGATTGAATGAGTATCCTTCAACTGTCATTATATAGTATATAAATATAATAATTATTATCAAAATTTATATTAAAAGATTTTCCGTGTCCCCGCGCCTTTATTAGAATAATTTCCGCGTCTTGTTTTGTTGCCGCTTTTCAAGAACTCCTTCAAGTGCTGCAATATTTTTTTACTAATTACCTTATCTACGCTTATTTCATTCTCTCCCTTCTTGATAACATCGTGTCCGTATTTGTTCATATATTTATGTATACTGTTTGCAAATTCTGAACGCTCTCCAATAACTTTATCTCCGTGCGATTTATAATATCTATCCGCCATTTCTCTAAATGTAAAGCTATGTGTATACGGCTTCGCGTTAATATAAAATACGTTGCTATGCTTCATACGCGGGTGATACCTATCATCTAAAAAACATATCTTGGCATTTTTGGGAATTTGGGTGCATCTTAATAGGTCCCCCACGCTTTTATCGTGACTTGTACGCCCAGCCTCCACAATCTTACCATCTACCTTAAACGCTGCAACGATATCGTCAAATACTACCGCGTTTAATTTATGGTCAAAATACTTTGCAATATTTTCCGCCCACGACCTAGGGCCTTGATTATTTGTATATATCATCAGTTTTTTACATTTATTTGCTGCCCTCTTCTTTACCAAAAACGACATTATCTTCATAATATCCGGTCTCAAAAATTCTTCGAATAAGTCCATAAGTTCAAAAAAATGCGACCTCTCTATTTTATTTTTTGTATAATTCTCTAGAGCGTCACAGAACATACCCAGTTCAACAAATGTCCCGAGCGTTTCATCTAAATCAAACACAACTATTTTAGGAGGGTTTGTCATATCTATTATTGAGAATTTATTTTATACAATTATTCTCTCCCCATATACTATATGAAGAACCTTACTCTATCAGACTATAAGGCGATCCTATATTATTATAATGTGGAGGTTGATACGTTAAGTAAAAAACAAATAAAGTTGCAAGCAGAGGATATGTTGGCTGCAAAGCTCTGTCGTTGTATAAAAAAAGTTAATGCTATTCAGAAAGACAACTCTCGCTCAATAGCAATATGTAGAAATAGGGTTATCAAACGAAAGGGGCTGGCTACCTCCGGATTCAAGTGCAAAAGAAAACCAAGACTTCTCCCATTCAAAAAAACAAAACGTGTTTTAAAAAAACTAAGGAAAAACTTGACTATCCGAAAATACAAGAAATAACATTGTTTATGAAATTGCTCGCCTCTATAAAGTCTCAATGTACCCCGTGCCGTCCGCTTCCGTTCCTCTCAATGAACGTTTCTAGTCGAACCCTTTCATCTGTGTGGAGAAGACCAATAGATACTTTAATGTCGGTAAACGACTCTGAAAGAGCGGGTATTCTAGCATCGTGGTTAATGAAAAGTCTCCGGAATACATTCCTATGAAAATCTGAATACCCAAACATTACAGGAGTGTCGTTATTTAAAAACCTTGTTATGTCGTTACTAAGCCACTCCAGACTTCGTTCATTCGGTTCCGGAAACCGTTTTTTATATTCAGAGTGGGCTCGTTCCATTGTAAAATAATATGACCGTATATCGTCAAGTAATTTCGGGGACTGTGGAGAGTATGTATATGGGGCAATCATATCGCGGAATATACCCGGAGGAAGTTTATCTAGATAAGACATTGATAAATTAAATTAAAAATCAAATGCAATCAATTTTATGTTGTTTATACGAATAATTATTTTCCCGTCTACATTATAAAATTGATTGTAAGTATTCGGTAAATTTAATAATAATAACACACATAACAAGAATATGAACATCATCCCTCTCCCAGACGAGCTTGTCCGCGCCATTTATAGCTATATAAACCCGGCGTTTGAGTATTCCGGCTATATCCAAAATGCTAGGGGGTATAGCAAAACAAAGGCGGAGCTATGTAATTTATGCACCGAATGCCAAATGGTCTCATATCACGGGACCGCTGAAGAAAAAATAGATAATTGTGTAAATATTGCATCGTATTCGTGTCTTGCTGCCGAATACCTAGAATCAATTAGTTTATTCATTGACAATAATCCCAAGTTTAAGCGCGAGGGTGTCATCGCGCTGCATAAATATAAAACTCATTTTGATTATGAAATACACGAGGACTCCATCAAAATGATGGAAACCGAAATTTCGTTTCATAGAGGAATGTGGGTATATCCGGATAAGCCCAAGGAGATTTTGTTGTTTCATAGTATCCCTGAGATTCTTTTCAACGGGACAATTAAAGATATTATGTATTCTTGCATTATAAACAACATTAGAGGATTCAAAATAGCTCTAGGAAAATATCAAAGAAAGAATAAAATTTATCACCTCTCCGAAAGAGACATTTCTAAATTTGTAAACGAATATTATAATAACCTCGACTGGAACAAAGTCGACGTTGTTGCATATAGGAAAGGACTTATTAGAAAACTTATGAAGATTTAGTATATATTGTTTGTATATTAGTATGTCTCCATCCGACATTATTTTCCCAGTGAAAGGAAAAAACTGCAAGATCACATTATTTCTACTATTATTGAGGCTAACTTTAAACTGTCCGATGCTCAATAAACGAAGTTAAGACCTTTTCTTATTATGTTTATTTATTTAAATATTCCATTGCCGACAATAACACCCGCTCTTCCTCACTAAGTTTCTGGAAAACCAGACACTTCGCCATTTTAAATTCAAACACCAGATTTTTTCGATTTCTACACAATACACTTACATCATCTCCTATTTTGACATCGCATACGACACCACCATTTGTAAGTTTTATATTATCTGGATTTGATAAGGGGATCCACCTAACATAAGAACCGAACTTTATATCGGGTATTTCGTCAATGTATCTATAATGCTTGAGGGATTTATGATACTTAACCAATACTTCCCGTCTTAGACCTAGTCTCTGAAGCATATCGTTTTTCATTTTGTTTACGGTGCTATAATCTAATTTCATTAATTTTGCGTTGTCATCATTATCAAGTGCATTTATTAATGTATTTATGTCTAGGGGCATATTAATATAATTTACTCTATATTATAATATAAAAATTAGTTTTATATCATATAAAATTGAAGCATTTAAAAGTCGCTTATAATATATAAAATAATGAACACATTGCCTAACGAACTTGTTCAAAAAATTTATCAGTATATTCACCCAGCTTTCGATTATTGCGAATATATAAAAAACAAACAATCATATATCATTGAGAAACCCATAATGGACAGCTACTACACAGATATCTACAATAATTTAGACACGATTGAACATACTTCGGATAAGATGGGTGTGGTTTTCGCATATTGTGCTCTAATGAACGACTACTTGACAAAGATGAAACTGTTTATTTCAAAGAATCCTAAATTTATCAGACCCCCAGAGTCCAATTATTTAAGTGAATATCAGTATATTACGATGTGGTCTACTGTGTATACTTTAGACCAAATGAATCATATGGAACAAAAAATTAGGAATCGTCGAAGAAGGTGGACACAACACACCCCGGCGAGAATAAAAACAGGTGACGTTGTTGAAATTTTGACATATGGATCTGTTAACGACCTCAGATATAGTTGTATTATAAATCGTATAAATTTCGCTGCAAGTTATCCATACGGAGGTGACCCATATGGCTTACAATATAAGAAATATCTCGCGGGAAAACTTATGAAAATCTAGTTTACTTATCAGCTATAACGTCTTTTGATATAACCGTTTCCTTCACAATATTTTTAATAATTTTATTTTCAGTAGATGATTGTGAAACGTCCATCATCGCTTCTTGAACAATTTTTATATATTCATCTCGCCCATTATCTGTATTCTCCCAGTCGGGATTTTCTTCCACCCAGACGGGTATTGTTTTTCGTTGTTTATTCGCAATGTCGTTTATGGCGGTCTTAATATGGCATTTATTCTCATCCCTCCCCCACTCATTATTTTCCTTTATATATAACGTTTCTCGCTTTATGTCCGTGCAATGTATAGGTCTTCTAAATGTATCCAACTGTTTTAGTGCATTTACAAAGACGTTACTCACACCCTCGACCAGCCCCTTATCTTTGGTATATATAAGGTCATCTAGTTGAATTTGCAAAGACTCAATAAAATCCGATAGATTAATAGCATTCTTGCACTGTTCATTTAGAAATACGTTAACATTAAATCTATTATTGTTATTATTTCCGATTCTCGGTATCATATCTTGTATTATTTTCCTCTGTTCTTTCAACTGAATCATCATCTCATTTTTCACGTTTGAGTCACTATGTATTCCTGCTAATATACGTTCCATTAAAAGCCTCATATCCGTATTATCGTTTTCTACATTAGTATTTAGTGGATTCATCTTTACAGAATCATCTATCACCGTATTCTCCAGCCCAACACTTTCGTTTATCAAAAGATTGCCCGATTTATTTTTTTTTGTTATATTGGTAATTACTTTTTGTGGGGGTCCACAAGTCTTGCCATGCCTCCAAAGTCCCGACCGTTGCTTATAACTCTTACCGCAATGGTCACAATAATGCTTTCCCGCTTGTGTTTTATGTGTTATTTTAATGGGCGTTGCCGAGCGTTGCCGTTTATGCTTAAGGGTTGAGCAATGTTGCTTCCATAGGAAGGGGCGTGAGCATTTATAGTCGCATTTTTCACAGTAAAAATCTTTGCATATTTTTTGCATATTTCGGTTGCCAAAAATATGCTCTATTTAAGCAACGGAAAATATGCACAAGTCCTTTTCGTTAAAATATATATTTTTAAAAAAAATAAGTATGGTAACAAACAGGAAATACTTTTCTATATTTTTAGAGCTTTATCGTCTAAATCGTATTTTTTTTAAAATTTTGAAAAAAAAACGGCATTCTCAATTTCATTTTTCGAAAATGGACATTTTCAGAATGTCCATTTTTGAATTATCGAAAATAGAATGCCCGTTTTTTTTCAAAAATTAAAAAAGTTGAAGATCTTATGGTAACAAATATTTAAAAATAGTGTGGTTTTAACACTATAATTGATAACACTACTCGAATAATGATGCAGATAAAAATAAACCACCCTTTTGAAAAACGCAATATCCCTGTTATAAGTCTTTATGTAACAAATGTAAATAAGAATTATAAATATTACAACATAATATATAACATATCATAAATATCTTGAAAAATATAATTTTAAAACAGGATTATACTGGGATCCTATTACAAATTTTTATAAAACCGATTATTTAATTATGTAGAAATAAATCCTACTATTTTAATTATGTAGAAATAAATCCTACTATTTTAATATTTTAATATTTTAATATTTTAATATTTTAATATTTTAAAAAAAAATGAGCTAGTCCAAAATATCGGCAACGGATCGGCAACGGATTTTATTTGTGGTGCCAAAATTCTATCGGAAATCACGCATCATAATACCATATTACGTAACGTTTCGACTGCATATATTTTGGTTGCCGATTTTCTGCATATTCAGCAACGGAAAATATGCAGCCCAAAATCGCAAAAAATGGTGAAAAAAAGTATGGTAACAACTTTAAAATGTTTTTTTTGTTTTTCAGAGCATTATCATCTAAAACCATTTTTTTTTAATTTTTGAAAAAAAAACGGCATTCTCAATTTCATTTTCTGAAAATGGACATTTTCAGAATGTCCATTTTTGAATTATCGAAAATAGAATGCCCGTTTTTTTTCAAAAATTAAAAAAGTTGAAGATCTTATGGTAACAAATATTTAAAATATTACTAATATTAACACCACAGAAGATACCACTCCATAAATAATGATGCGGTTCAAAAATAGGAAAACTTTTTGAAAAACATAGATGAGAGGAGTGATTAATATTATATACAATAATTGTATATGTTGTGCAAAATGTCCAGTTGGTTAGCAAACTCTATGGCTATATATTGTCTCGCGTGTGTTTACTATATTGTGGCTACACGTAAGGTAGAAACCCCTTTTAATGACTCTCTTAGTGTAACGCAGAGAGAAATTAAGAAAAAATCTTCAAATATACGGAAAACCATATTTTACCAAGGTATAATTGGCTCCGCAATACTTCTTTTAACAATTAAGCCTTTTGAAAGTTGTGACTAAATATTAGAAAGTTACCGCCTTCTTCTTTTACGGCTTCTTCTATGTCCCCCAAGTGGACCGCCTCTGACAGCAAAATGCGTAGCACGTTTTTTGAAACGTTTATGAAGATCCTTCTTCTGCTTGGAAGTATACTTTCCACCCCGAGACTTTAATTGGCTCGAGCGAACGCGCCTCCACGTAGTCAACGTATCTTTCCGAGACATTGTTGGTATTTTATTGCGAAGAGAGTTATATGGAGAGAGTTTTTTGGTAGGCATTATAATGTAGGTAGAGATTATAATTTGCAAAATTGAAACAAAGAATAAGATAATTAATATAAATAAATATGAGCGTCCCAAAACATGTATTCTTTAGCGATAGTGGAGAAAAAATTAAGAAAACCAAAACACTCGATCAATCGGATGTCTTCCCAGATGAATATAAAATAGCTGGTTCGTCATTTTACGATATGGTAAATGATGTGAACCTTCAAGAACAGTATGGTGCCGAGGATTATGTCACAGATTATTTCGGTGGGTGGACGAGATACGACTGGAGAGACCACACATTTTGGTGGTGGAACACTCCCCGAAATGGGGGGATGGGGCCTCGACTACGACCATTTAGCTGCGTTATTTCAGAATTGAATTATATTGCCTATTCGTTGGGTGCTCCTAAATCGGAGGAGTCCATTTGGGATGATACCTATCACGGATATTGGATTACGTGCACGTGGGAAAATGAGGCTGGAGAAGACGAGGTAAAAACGTTTTGGTGGGGCGAGTAATGCGGAAAATTTAGGAGTATATACAATATGTTTTGGATAAAGATAAAATAATAAAAATATTTTTTTCTTTATATATAATATAATGTTTGGAGGAACTAGCAAACGCCATTCGCGCGCCCGTCGTTCGAGCGCCCGTCATTCTCGAGGCGGCGCGCGACATTCTCGCGCCCGCCATTCGCGTGCCCGCCGTCACCGCAGTAAATCGCATAAACGTCGCAAGTCGCACCACGCCAAGCACCGTCGGTCCAAGCACCACGCCAAGCACCACGCCAAGCACCACTCACATTAATTATAAATATATTTCATATGAATAATCTGAAATATATCAATCTAAAATTTAGGAATATCAAACCCTATTTTAGAATTAGACATATAGAATACCGAACATATGTTGCGTTTAAACAATTTCACAATCATATCCCTTACTTTTTCGCGAGTAAGAGAATCAATACGAGCGGATACCTCAGATAGGGTGTAAATAATTGGACTTTTATTTTCAATTTGATACAGGTATTGCGGCGAATAAAACGTCGTAACACTCGATGTAGTATTTAAACATACATTTTGTAGTTTTAATAAATATTTCAATTTATAATGCACAAGGGTTTCCTTATCAATAAGAACCGACTTATATTTTTTAAGTATATCAAAGGTTGTGTGTAGAACCTTTTTAAGATTTTTATGGATTGTGGATATATTAATATTTAATAATGTTCCGCAAAAATTAGTAGAATGAGAAACGGCTACGCCATATACCAACTTATCTTTAATCCGTAATTGTTTTAGAAGCAAAGAATTTAGTCCGCCGCCGAGTATTTCAGTTATAATTGGAATATATAATAGGCTTTCATCTCCGTGATATATTGGAATAGGAAATTCTATAAATATTGTAGAATTTTTATTCGAATCGTTCTTTACGTGAACCACTCTGGTTTTTACGTTATAACATAATTTAAAACGCGTTGGAGGCATCCGAGAGCCACAACTCGTTTTAGGAAATGTATCGAGTAGTTTTCTTATTTTAGAAACAATACCCTTTTTATTGTAATTTCCACTTATAATAAACAATACACGTTTACGAGAAATGATTTCTTTCGCAAATTCCAATAAATGCTCCATCGTAAGAGTTTTTAAATTACCCAATTGTATTTCATAATCATTGCTGTATTGCAGCCCCGTATTCTTAAACATATGCATTGACGCAACCCTCTTCAGTTCGTAATCAGGAAGATTCATATAGTTAGTAATTTCATTTCTAACCGCTTCAATCTCTCTACTCATTACGTCTGCAGTAATATGTGGATTAAGCGCGATCGATAGAATATAGTCTATCATCGTATGTTTAAACCTAGATAAACCTTTAATCCAATACCCGGTGCTTGTTGAGGTAGTGTATGCATTGCTCACCGTTCCATATTTTTCTAGATAAAACGTGCACCCGCGCTTGTAACATTTTTTCCAGGCATCTGTAATAATGTGTTCTAGTAAGTGGGATATTCCCGAGTTATGTTTATTTTCCAGATAACTTCCGCCATACACTTTGCAATCCACTTGAAAAGTCTCCCCCTTTATTGGTAATAGCAAAAATTTATATCCATCAATAGTTATTTGTTCAGGTGCTGTTTTATAAAAACCAACCCCTTTTATAGATTTACGAGTGGTTCTTTTTGCACGAACCGACCCGCGCTTTCTAGTAACCATATATATAATATATATGATTATTAAAATATTTTATCAATGTGCACCAGTCATTAGTGCTGCGCCGTGATATCCCGCCGTAAATACAGCCAATACACCAATCGTCGGGTAAATAAACTCATTTGACTTTTTTCTATAATATGAAATATATCCTAAAACGGGGACGATGAACAATAAGTGAATCGCATAAATTAAATACATTCGTCTATCGTGGTCTATTTTTTCTAGCGCAGCATCTTCATCTTTGACCTCTGGCGAAGATGTAGGAGGTTTAAGCATACCAGTAATGGAATATTTTCCTCGACGTAAAGAAACTAAATCGCAATTAAAATAATAGTCATACCACGCCATAGCAACATATGCGACAACAAAAATAATGAATAATGTAAAATATAACATATAATTGTTTTTAAATACAGGTTTGTATAAAAACAGCATCATGCATAATATCGAAAATACGATACATTTCTCATTAAAAACAAATGCACGACCAAATAATCCTCCGGCCATTTATATTATAATACTATATTATAAATGAAATATTTTAGGAACCAGTCTTACATACTCATTATGATACTTTATTCAGTAATCACGTTTTTCCTGGGACCGATGGCTACTTTCACGATGAACACCGGTCCAGACCACATCGTGCACGGATTCGCGGCCGGGTTTGTGGTTAGTGTAATTTTATGGATGACGTTCGGCAAGAAATGTGTGCAGCAGAACAAGTGTAGTTTTTTTTAACTTAAAAAATTGAAGTTCATTTTTGTAAGGTAAATATGATACAAATGACGACAAAGATGATTCTTGCGATTATTGCGTGTGCGACGGCAGCCTCCTCTCTTATGACTGAAAGCGAAACGCATCTTCGGGGTAATACTAACAATGCGGCCGACGATGTAAATGTGAATGGGGATTATATGATGAATCATCTTCGGGGAAATAATGGCCGGGGATTGATGCAGCACAAGAATCGTCGGGCTCTGAATGGCGGTATTCCAAGTGCCAAGAATATTGTTGTCCCTTGTTATAACGCGACGAGCAATTGCGGAATTAATGGACAGTGTCGAGTAGACGGCGCCGTATCATTGTGTAAGTGTGATGACGGGTATTACTCGATGGATCGCTCGAAGCCGTGTGATGCAAAGGGAAAGCCACAGGCTCTTATGGCCGCTATGTGGTATCTATTTGGGTGGACGGGGGGTCCAGCATTCGCGCTTGGGTGGATTTCACTTGGAGCGTGGATTCTTACGACGTTTTGCTGCGGGTGCTGTTGTTTGGCCGAAGCGAAATCTTCCTCGCGAAGTGAAGATAAGAAAGGAGCTATGGCGTGCTTTGGCGTTCTGAACTATATTGCACTAGTGGCCCTCTTGATTTATGGCGGGATTATGGTTTCATCATCGAACTGTATTGATAGCGACGGAGTGCCTTGCAAGAAATGGTAAATAAATGGTAAATAAATGGTAAATAAATGGATTATAAATAGAATTTTTTCATAAAAAAATATATTTATCGAAGAACTCCGTTTAAAAACTTTTTCATTAATTTGTATGCCGCTTGTGGCTTATACATAGGTACTTCGTGTCCAGCAAAGTTAACTGTTGCAAATATAAATTTTTTGTGGTTATTGGCGCTGTACGTACTAATATATCCAGCGGGTTCCTTCTCCACGAAATATTGCTTCCACTCCTTTTTAGGTTTAATATTAAGTTGAGTAATCCATTTCTGGGATCCAATCGTCCCACATATAGAGTCGTTTGTCCCAGATATTATAAAAACATCAAGATGTTTAACATCCTTATCGTTTAATAATTTATCTATTAACGGAACCTGAGAGTTATAGGCGTCCTTTGCGCGATATTTTACCAAGTCGGAACACGCTTTCCATTTAACGCGCTGTTTCCGCGCATGTATCGCCTCTTGAACATCCTTGCGATTTAAGTATTTCGTGGTATAATTATCGAGACACGGCGTATATCTTTTCTTAACGGTTTTATTTTTACTACGAGAGTAGCTAATAAGTGCATTTTGTTGGTTTGTTACACATATAGGATAATCTATAGCATATGGGTTATGTTTTCCGACCTGATCTTCTAACTTATATGCCAAATCCTGACACCTGTTCTTTTTCCACGTTTTACGCCAATTCTTTTTACCTTCCAAATTAGAGCACTTGCGTTTTGTAAATTTATTCCACGATTTAATCGGCAGTTTCTGATGTCCCCAATAACTTTCTATTTGTGTTGATGAACCGGTAAGAAAGTCCACGTAGGGATTTCCAATCATAAACCCTTTTAATTTTATTTCGTCATCGTGTTTTTTATTATATTTAACAATTTCATTTGCCCACAAGGGGACATAATGTCCGCCATAACTTTCGGAAATCAAATACATACGGTTTTTTTTAAAAGAAGAATATTTGTCAAAAAAGTTTAATACGAATTGTAGGTTATCCTTTGCTGATAACATATCGTTTGATACTAAATCAGATTTTGTATTAGACCAAGAAAATCCCACGCCAATTGGTTGTTCAACAAACACGATGTTTGCGAATTTAGTCCATGCCCAAGGGTTATATTTAACCTTTCCCCCTTTGGTGGGTCTATATGGACCAAATTCTTCGAATAATCCCATTAATCCCGAACAACCGGGTCCACCATTTGTCCAGAATAAAATAGGGGCGGTAGACGGGCTAGTTTCTGCCTCAACAAACATATAATACATATGTTTGCTGTCTGATATGTCGACATATCCTCCGTATGTTTTAGACGGAAGCTTATGACTAAACCCCGGCATTTTATGTATAAGATCTGGGTTGTCCGCGACCATTATATATATATATATATATATATAAAACTATTTATTACTTTCGTTTTCGCCGTTTAAATGAATGGGCGAGTCCTCCTGCCGTTTATTTTGTTTGCAAGGTTTATCCACATCCTTTACAATCGGCCCCTCGTTTTTTTCAGACACACTATCAGAGACCCGATCAGACACACTATCAGCACCAAGTTCCGTAGTCGGAAACAGCTTATGGGATACATTTTGCATCTGGAAAAATCGTAGGATAAATCTAGGTAAAACAGCCAGCGTGTTCATATATGTGCGGTATTTAAGGGATGATATAACCGCCTCTTTCTGAAATTCAATACTATACCACCAAAAAGCGGGTATATATAATACTTGACCCTCCCTCAGAGTAATATCTAATGTATCAACATTTTTCATATCAAACATATATTCATCTTGAACATTCCAAGGGTTAATTGGAGAACTAAACTCAAATGTGTTATAATTTTTAGTTTCGCTTAAATACTCGCTACTTTTCGGTGGTGAAAGCTTAATTTTAACGGAGCCTTTCAAACAATAGTAAAAATTCCTATAATTAATGTCATATCTCATCGGCGAGTATGCGTTATTAGAACCAAACATAATATCATATGTTTTTGATATAACCATACACGGTTTAAGATAGTAATCATTAGAATCTATTATATGATTAATACCTCCCGAAGAAATCAAATCTGCATTATTCTCACTATAATATGTAGATTTATCATCTTTTTCAAAAAGGTCCCGTGTTTTTTCTAAGCTTAAAGGGACGCTGTTTTCCATAGTTATAGAATTTCTTATATTTACGCTTGCGTTGTCGTGTTTTTTTTCACGCATCGACACAAGTATAGTATCGCGAATAGCCTGGTTTTCGTAATTAAAAACGGCGGGTTGTCGCAAATCGCATAATTCTTCGACCTTTTCTTTTGATATATTTTCTAGATAATATACTTCGTTCGTATTGTTTTTCTTTAAATGGTAGATAACGTGAAGATATATTAACAACACAACACTAAATATTATAATAGAGTATAGATGCATATCACTAAAAAATGCAAATAATAATATATAACGAATACTACTTATTTATCAATAATTAGTCCTCTATCCGCGGGGCTAGGTAAAACCCGACAAAACACGTCTTATCGTCTTCGTCATCGTCCGACGAGAGATTATAAACCAAAGACATAGGCATATTGTCGCTAAAACCCATAGTAATATTCTTGTTTAGTTTGCTGAAATTACACATCATATTGATAATTGCTAGGCTATACGACTGTGTTAGCACAGAATCCTCGCCGATTGCATATTCGTTAACGTCGTCTAGGTCAATTTTAGAACTCATTCCGCCCTCAATTCCGGAAGTCTTGAATTGAATATCCTCATCAGTGAATGTGAGTGTGAGTTGGTCGCTAAATATAAGAAGCTGAGTGATTAGTTTCGAAAAGACTGTTGTCTCCATTTTAAGATCGACGTGTGTATCTTGGTCGGGGATAACTAGAAGCTCGGTGTCTAGGTCAATCAGAGCAATTTCGAAATGTTTATTAAACATGTTGGCGTTGTCGTTCTTTCTATCCCCGAACTTGATATGAAGCAAATCCGTGTTTCCCTCATACGAGATCTCGATGATTTGATTGTCGTCAACTGCACTAATGACCTTATATAGAATGCCGGTTGCTAGGCACACCTTGGGGTCATCTACTCCATCTGAATAAGAATATTCGTCAAACCACGAAGCGTTCAACTTACATTCAAATAGACAAATCTGTGAGTTGTCCATCCCCTGGATATAAAGGCCAGTGTTACTAAAGTAAATAACAATATTTTCAACAAGCTGCTTGAGATGCTGAAATATCGCAGAGAATTTGGCGGCCTTTACCGAATCTTTAAGAATCAACTTCATTTCTTTATATAATATTATACATAATCATATCAATTTTGTTTGATATAATTATAAAATTAATGCTTATAAAATCTATGCCTCTTCGATTTTCATACTAACATTATTTTTGCCTTTTTTAGGATTGCGAAATCTCCCCGACTGTGGCGTTTGTTTTTTTTCAGACACCTTAGTTCCGTCCGGCAAATTACTTTCGCTCGCCACTTTACTTTCGTCCGACAAATTACTTTCGCTCACCACTTTACTTTCGTCCGACAAATTACTTTCGCTCACCGCTTTACTTTTGTCCGACAAATTACTTTCTCTCGCTACTTTACTTTTGTCCGCCAAATTACTTTCGCTCACCGCTTTACTTTCGATGTCTTGTTCTTCATCTTCCACGTGGCCTTTATTTAACTTAGCTTCCATAATAAGTGTATTTAGCAACTTCTCTATATCAGTCAATCTCTCGTGTAAGCTATTCTCATTTACCCCTATTTTTTTTAGTGTTTCATTAATGGACGAAATCTGCGTAGTGTGTGTATTAATATGAGCAATACTTTCACCCAAAATGTTGTCGTGAATTTTCAGAGCCTCCATCGGATTAGACGTAGACGGCATACGGACAGCCGCCACCCTCTGCTGCTGCTGTTGCTGTTGCTGTTGCTGTTGCTGTTGCTGTTGCTGTTGCATTTGCTGGTGCTGCATTTGCTGGTGCTGCATTTGCTGGTGCTGCATTTGCTGGTGCTGCATTTGCTGGTGCTGCATTTGCTGGTGCTGCATTTGCTGGTGCTGCATTTGCTGGTGCTGCCTGCGTGGGTCATTCCTCTGCGGTTGCTTCTGTAAGATGTCGGCACCGCCCGACCGGCGTCTTTTTGCTGCTGATAATCCTGCTGCTCCACTCATTTTGAATTAAATAAATATTATAATTCGCGATTATTTTCGCATTTCCATTTTAATCGGAGGATGAAACGTATAATCGTGAATATTAAAGTCGGCTTCCGTATATTCCTCAATAGAGTCATATTTGTTGGAGATAGTTAGAGTTGGAAATGTGTAGGGTATTCTGCTTATTTGGGGAGAAAGACTTTCCAAGTGGTCGCTGTAAATATGACTATTTCCTAAATAATAGCAGAATTCGGTTGCCTTCAACCCACAATGCTTCGCGATTAAATGGGTTAGAAAACTATAAGATGCAATATTAAATGGGACACCTAGACCAACATCGCCGCTTCTTTGATATAAACTACACGACAGTTTGTCACCACCAAGAACGTTAAATTGCGCTAACACGTGGCACGGAGGAAGCGCCATTTGGTTTAATTGTGATGGATTCCACGCAGACATAATGAGTCGTCTAGAAGTCCTGGTTTTCGGGTTTTTCAGTTCATCGATAATATACTGTAGTTGGTCTGTACCTTTTCCTCTATAATCCGTTCTACAGTCTGTATAAGGAGCATTAAAAAATCTCCACTGGTGTCCATAAACAGGACCAAGATCATTTTCTTCTAGATGATGTAATCCTCTAGAATCCAAGAATTCTCTAGAGGCATTTCCATTCCATATTTTAACATTTTGTTTTTGCAATTCTACGTTGCTTGTAGAACCCTTTATAAACCATAATAGCTCTCGCAGACACGTTTTCCACGCGACTTTTTTCGTAGTTAAAATCGGGATGTTATTATTTTCAAGAGTGAAATGCATTGCGGAACCGAAAATAGACTTTGTTGTTCCGTTGCGCCCTTCTACGAGTTCGCCCTCATTTAGAATATCCTCAGTTAAATGCAAATATTGGTTCTCGTCGTGTATGAGACCGTTCCTAGTTTTAATGCCCGAGGTTGACTTCTTCAACATTAATTATTATGAATTATATATTTTTAATATCTTTTTATAAATCATATGAGCGAAGTTACGGAATCATCAAAATCTTCCTCGAGCGACAATGAAGGATTTATAAACTATATTTTAACATTTAAGGATGATCAGAAAAACGAGGTTATGAACATTATGCAATACTGTGTTTTAGCTATTATACCTGTGATGGTAATCCTTAAAAGCGTAAAGACTATTGTTCCCGCGGACGATGAGTCTAAAGGTTGTTTAGAAATAACAATAGAATGTGTGTTGCAGATAGTGTTTATTATGGTATCTATATGGTTAACGGATAGAATCATTCGCTATGTACCAACATATAGCAAAGAGAAATATGGAAAGTTTACTCCAGAGAATTTTATCATCCCTCTATTAATTATATTAGCTACGATGCAGTCAAAACTTGGGTTCAAATTAAACATATTAATGGACCGGTGTATTGAAATGTGGAATGGTAAGCCAGATAAACGCGAGGAATCTGGTAAAGGTGGTGAACAGAATAAAGGTGGACCAAATTATAGATTGCCTTCAAAAGAAGGTTATGCTAATCCTAATAGACAGGCAGGGTTTGGTGAGCTTGGTGCGTCGGGGAACGCTAATGGAAATGCAAATTCGCAGGCAATGATGAATACTAGTTTAACTGGAAGTGTTCCCGCAGGCGCTATGCCGCAAATTGGTGGGGGGGCACAATCTCAGCAAAACTTCAATGATTTTTATGCTGGATCGCAAAATAATATGCAAAACCAACCATTTCCTTCTCCAACAGAACCCTCTGCCGCAAACGAAGCACTCGGCGGCTCCTTTGGTAGCAGTTGGTAAAAAAATTTTATTATATATATAAATTAATTTATTATATATATATAAATTATTTGTCTTATAGTTCCATTATAGAGCCATCAGGGAGTGGGTTTCGTTGGCTAGGCATCGAATATTGCTCTGGCTAACGCACCCCTCTTTCGTAAGTCCAAGACCATAATCGACGCGATATAGCCAATCGTTATGTGTAATTCCGGGGGTGGCATCATATATGTGCCTCTTTCTGGCGACGCCATTCTCGTTAATAATTACAATATCTCCCCGGTGGTATTTGATAGGAGGGAGTGTCCATTCTCCTTGAATCGCGGCGGATACATCGGATATATCATCGTGGCCAACAATTCTTACTAGTCCGTTTGCATATGAAACATAATATGTTGCTGCATCCTGATTATATCCACAGATAATCCCGTGTTTTTCTGCACCATCTACGATAACCGTCGCGGTGTCTCCGTTGTTGTATTTCGCAATAGATGTCATCTTGTTAATATATAATAACTATAAGTGTAAATCAATTTTATAATATAATCTGGTTATACGACTTCACCTATCATTAGAGTTGTTAATATTTTCATTAATAAGTGAAAATATTAAAGTTTAGACCTTTTTAAAGAAGCATAGCGCTGCGATTCCTCCCAAGAATTGTGCCACCATATACCCGATAAGATCTTCGGTATTAAGCTTTCCGTGAAGGTGCATCATCGCACTTACCGCAGGGTTAAAGTTGCCTCCGGATATCTTGCCGCCGAAGAATATTGCGGTAGCGAGGGCAACTCCGATGGGGATTGCTTCTCCTTTGGTTAAAATTACGGAGAGAAAAATAAACGTTCCAATAAATTCGACTAAATATTTTCCAAAATTCATTATAATAAAGCGTGAGATATAAAATTGATATAACTATGAATTATACAATAATATATATGCATTATTTCTTTCCAGAAACAAGACACTATTTAAAATGGAATATAGAACCTCACATAATACTTCCTAAAGATTTCTGTCCGGTTAAAGAGAAACTATTTCCCGGAGATGAAATAAACAACGCGGGAAAAGCAGAGAAATCCCCTTATCGAGAAAAACGAAATATCCCGGGCGTTTTGGTTCTCACCGGAAAAACATATGGGACGACTGGTAAGGGAAAAAGCGCAAGAAAGTATTATAAGTGCGTTCCATATGATATCAGATTACCGTGTATTCTTATACCATACGATGATAACCGAAAAACATTCTCTAAGCATACCGTAAATATATTTGTATTATTTACCATTAAGTGTTGGGAAAATAAGCATCCAGAGGGCGTATTGTCGAATGTAATCGGGAAGGTGGACATATCGGAGAACTTTTACGAGTACGAGTTGTATTGTAAAAATTTATTTATATCGATGCGAAGTTTTAATAAGGCCGCAAAAAATAAAACGAATAACATCAATATGGGAGAGCATATTTCGCTATTACTTAACGGAGGAAAATGCTCAAATAGGAAGGACCGACATATATTTAGTATCGACCCAGAGGGGACTGTCGACATAGACGACGCGATGGGTATCACTACAGCGAAGGATGTTATCGGGGAAGAGGTCGTTATAATAAGTATATATATAGCAAACGTCCCGCAAATATTAAGTATATTAAATCTGTGGAGGGAGATGACAGGAAGGGTTTCAACAATTTATCTACCAAACAAGAAGGTTTCTATGCTACCAACCGTGCTGTCTGAGGGGATAATGAGTTTAAAAGAGGGAGAGACGAGGATTGCATTTGCGATGGACATTCATATAAAGAGAAACAGCGTTATAGATGTTGCTTATAGCAATGTAATTATAGATGTTACTAAAAATTATGTATACGATGAGAAGAAGTTACTAGTTAATAAAGATTATAATGATATTCTCTCTACCACAAGAAAAATAATTGACTATTCTAAGACAAACTCCATAGTTTCATATGTGGAAACTGTAGAGGACAGCCATGACATCGTCGCGTATTATATGATGATGATGAATCATATGTGCGGAAAAGAGCTAAAAAAGATGGAGGCAGGTATTTATCGGTCTGTTACTTGCGACCACTCGGAAAGCACCGGAACAAACACTCCCCTCCCAAAAGATCTTAAAAATTTCGTAAATATTTGGAAAAACACACATTCGGAATACACCACATATGGTAATCAGAAGGGTCACGAATTAATTGCAGGTGGTCTAGATGTTTATGCACAAATAACCTCGCCCATCCGTCGGCTCGTGGATGTTATAAATATGTCATATATCCAAATGAATATGGGTCTTCTTGATAGAACGCCGGAGATGGCGGCCGTATTGGAAACGGAAGGACGTATGGACTCGCTAAATATATCTATGCGCAATATCCGCAAGGTTCAGACAAATTGTGCTCTATTGGGATATTGTGGAGATGCATCAACAGATAAGATGGTGGAGGGGTATGTCGTGGGTTATCTAGAACAGGATAAAGAGTATACAATATATATTCCTCTGTTAAAATTAATTACGAGGATAATCTCTGATGGGACGTATGAAATGCACAATAAATACAGATATAGTATACACGTATTTAATGAGGAGAATTCGTTGCATAAAAAGATTAGATTACAGTTTTGTTAACCAAATGTGTTTTCGCCAGAGTAACGTATATATAAATATCCGTCTTCGGAAAGATTTTCGTCGAATGTTTGTCCAACGGTATAGCTTATTGGAACCATTTTGTTATTTATAAACATAAAAATCGCCTGTTCAGCGCTGCACCTGATTTTTTTCCGAATGACATATTGGAATTGCCCCATTGTTAATCCGCGGGGGACTAAAAACTTGTGCTTATCGAGGTCGTCTATATCAGATGTATCACTTTTTCCTACAATAATACAGCATCTGCTCGGGTATTTTTCTAATAATCTGGACGAGTCTGCCTTCCGCGATTCTAAAGAGCATTTTTTAAATTCATCAATATATTTAGACATTTATATATAGATGAAAGATAATTAAGTTTAAATGCTTACCGAATGTATATAGTCGAAAATACCGCGATTGTCTTAAATATAATTAAATATAATTAAATATAATTAAATATAAAGTGAAACATTTGTTGCCACGTATTTCAGGAGAAGAGGAGGTATGGCACGTATTTTTTCAAGTGCAGACACGTTTTTCATCATTTCGCATATCTTTTCTAATTCAGAGACAATATTGCTAATTTTCAAAATACCTTTTATAAAGTCTCCCAACGATACCTGTTTCTCGTGTTTGAGTTTCTGGACGATTTCCTTGCATTTATCCTCGTCATCGGAAGAGCACCACGCGTGAATATATTTCTGCATATCCATATTAAATGTGTAATCTGTCCCCGTCTCCTCCCCTATAAGGTCCAGTTCGCTTTTCATATACGTCTGTAGTAAATCCCCAATATTTTTTGTGCACTCGTCGACGGGGGGGCCAAACCCGACGCAATTGTATGTTTTCAGATCATCTTTAACATTTATATTTGTAAAGCACGATAATACTGTTGCTATTTGAACCGGACTAAAAGTAGAGAAGTAATCCGTATCTACCACGAGCCGCGCCATAACAAGTGGATGTGCCTCCTGGACTTGGCTGGCGATCTTCCCAAGGGTAGTAATGTCGCTTTGTCCATCATTCATCGCGACGAATCCGTGATGCTGGAGAAAATCAGTAACATATGTTGCGTTATTACCGATCCAGCCTTCGACATATGTTTTTTTGCTATTATTATTCACAATAGATGTCTCAACATCCTTGACTGAATTAAACTGTTCAATATCCCGTTCCAAAAATCGATAGTCGTCCTCCATTGAGGATAACTCTCGCAACAGACGCTTGCGTTGTTTATTTGCCGACATTTTTAGTAGTGCCTTTTTTTCAGCAAAAGTTTCCATAACATCAAAGGGTGTTTTTGTAATCTGTTCCAGCGCACTCTTTCTTATTATAAGTTCTTCTTTCATCCTAATATCTTCAGAATCATATACATTAATCTCCGCGAGAATGTCGGTGTTCATTAAACTTGTCTTTGTAAAATCCGTTATATTTTCGATAGACCCGCCCGCCGATAATATATGGAGGGCGAGCTGCAGCGAAATCTTAAATTTAGAGGAGAGTGCTTGAGGCGCACCAGTTAGAATTTGTTTACATTCAGCAGCAGACCCCATATCCACAAGATTACCTAAAATCCATACAAGTCCCTTCGTATCAATCCCCCGTCTGCCAGCCCGCCCGGCCATTTGAGTATATTCGTGTGCATACAGCGGTCTCATCTGGGTTCCGTTAAATTTTTCAAGACTGGTGAAAATAGTTGACTTCGCAGGGACATTAATACCGACAGCAAATGTTTCCGTCGCAAATAACAGTTTAATATAACCTTTGTCGAATAAAAGCTCGACCATTTCGCGCAACACAGATAACATCCCTGCGTGGTGTATCGCAACACCCTTTTGGAGAAGAGAAATAAGTGTAGTGTATTCGGGCAAATGCAAATATTCCTTATAGTTGGCGAGTTTAGAAATAAGGATTTTTTTGCACTCGTCCTCGATTGTAATAGGGACGGTGCTGTCTTCGTCGAATAAACTCTGGGAAATTTCTCCAGCACATAACTCGACGTGTTTTCTAGAAAACACGAAGCATATTGCGGGGAGGTGTCCGTTACGCTTCATATATCCTGAAAGGTCGTTTAGTATAAATTTCCGTTTGATAAAGCATTTCTTTTGGCGTAGATAATCCGACACTTTTTTAACTTTGTGGAAGTTTACCTCGCTAAATTCTCCGCCGGGAGCTTTAACGACAATAGGTTTGTTGCGAATGTCGTTAATTTTCGACTGCATCGGGTCTCCTTTCAGTTTTTTGATAGTAGAGTCATGTGTCGTGATCCACATATAGTGAGTGAGTGGGACTACTCGATGATTTGTAGGAATAAGATAAACCAACTTTTTATGTTCTGTCGATTGGTTTCTTTTTTGATTCTCAATCCACTGGGCAAAAGCCTCTGGTTTATCGATAGTAGCCGAAAGCATAATAAGTTGAATATGTGGCGGCAAAAGCAAAATGGATTGTTCCCACACAGCACCTCTATGCTCGTCGTTAATATAATGAACTTCGTCGAATACTACAGCGCCAAGGTCATTTTCAATATCCATCTCAAACGCGAGAGGGAGCGAGGGAGAATCATCATTTGGTTTAATCGTGTCGATAATCTTTTTATTAAAAAGGGTATTCCGCAGAATTTCGGTGGTCATAATAACCACGTCTGCCTCTGGATTGTCGCAAACATCGCCTGTGATAATCCCGAAAGAAATGTCTGGATATTTGCGCCGAAGTTCGGACAGCTTTGTATTGGAAAGTGCTTTAATCGGTGTTGTATAAATAACCTTTTTCCCCTTTTCGACATAATGCTGAATTGCGAATTCCGCCGGAAGTGTTTTTCCGGACCCGGTGTGTGCGGTAATAAGGATATGTTCTGACTCCACAATTCCTTTGACAGCCCATTTTTGGAAATCGCTGAGTGTAAAATTGGGGAAACGACTAAAGTGAATATCATATTCCGGCTGAACTCCAAAAGATTTATCGCATAGCAATACCATTTACGATGTTAATATTATTACTGTATTGCGTTTATGTGTGTTTGGCGAATGTTTATTATATATAATTTTAATAATTATATAATATATAATGAGTAGAAGACGAGAAACAACTCTATCATATAGCGACGAATACCTCGCTGCCCAACGCGCTGCGGAGATGAGACCCGGACATCCGATGCAGAAACTTCGGACGCGCGACGTCGAAGAAATAATGAGGCAGCACGCACGGATAGGTGAGACCGGTGTCGCTCTTTCACTCGGTAAAGCGGGTAGTCGGCGCAGAACACACAGGTTAAATATGCACAGAAAACCGAAGAAAAAAAGTAGAAATCGAAGAAGGAGCAATCGAAGAAGGAGCAATCGAAGAAGGAGCAATCGAAGAAGGAGCAATCGAAGAAGGAGCAATCGAAGAAGGAGCAATCGAAGAAGGAGCAATCGGAGAAGGCAGAAAAAGAAGAAGACCAGATCTAATTAGGTGGTTCGGGTATATCCATTGTAATAGGATTGTCTGTATCGGTTATGCTATCAAATAGGGCTTTCCAGTTTTTACCGAGAACGCGTTTATCAATCCAGAAGTTCTCTCCGTCTTTACGTCCAAGAGACTCAATATTAAAAATATCTTTAGCTTCTTTGTCCAATCCAACGGTATCTGCGCTCTTCCAACAACATCTAGAAGCCGCGCTAATATTTTCGGGCATATTTTCTAGTAGATATAATATAAAATTATTATCAGGTTGTATTTCTCCAATATATGTCCACCCGGGCTCATTTACGTATGTATGTCGAGCTTTCCCAATTTTCCATTTAATAATATCCGTTTTAAGTGAGTTTACATTATATTTGGTAAGGATATTATTATATAATTGATCTTTAGTTAACATTTCACAACCGTCTTCGTCTATTATAATGGGGTCCTCGGAAAACAATATATCTTGATGGTTTTGTTTAATCTCGATTATTGACATTATATATATATATATATATATATATATATGCCTATTCCTAAAAATTATAGTGGAAGTGGGAAAAATTGCTGTGTGTATAGCAAGGGTTCTTATCGAACAGCGGGACTCGGGAGAATATTTAACAAAGCGAGACCATCGCCTCTAGATAACAAATATGTGGTTGGGTCGGGTGTAGGGGCACAAAGTATATTTGTGAAAAGAGCGCTGAAGCGGCGTGCGAATAATAAAGCAAATGGGACGGCGTGTTGTGCTCCTGCTCTGGACCTGCCTCTTCTCGGGCGGAACCTTCCTGGGCTACTGCACGTACGATGAGCGAGTACGCTTATTTGTACGCGACGTTGGGCTATATAGATATTTCCACTGCTGGTGGAAAGGAGTTTTTTAAACAAAAACTTCTGGACGCTTTCCCCCACCCCGCCAACCTAACGACCCCTATTATAGTTCTATCAGGAGATTTCAGATATAATGTGGTTGTGAACGCGAGGCCGGTAGGCCAGTATATTTCCACCGAGGGCGGTCTCCCCAGCCCCGGCCTAACCATTGATGAAGCAGACAGTTTTCTGCGTGAAAAAAATCCCCACGCATTACAATATAATTTTGGTTATAACCCACCGGATAGCTTTTTGGTGGCGGCGGCAGGGTGGACAGGTTACTTACTCACTGCTCCACATCTCCCTCTCCACAACCCCTTCGTTGCCGTCCTCATCCCATCAGGTAATATTCTTTTTGTCAGAGAGGGTCTCCCGCTGTACAACCCCGTTTGATTCTGATTCGAATGGCACGAATAAATGAATGAAAAAGTTATTCGTACACTTGTTGGAGTTATATATATTAGTTAATTAAAATATAACAACGAAGGCTTAATTATACTATTCTATGGCGGTTGTAATCGAGGACAAATATATAATTAAGGATAAAATAGGAGAGGGTATGTTTGGAATGATTTTTTTAGCAAAAAATAAGTATACTGAGGAGATTGTGGCGGTAAAGCTAGATGAAAGTATACTATTAAAGAATGAGGCACGAATCTATCGCGTATTGGCGGACATTAAGGGTATTTCTAAATTGCGTAGTTTTGGAAGTATAGATAGATATAACTATATGGTGATAGACCGCTTGGGGAAGTCATTCGAAGATATAAAAGTAGAGAATAGAATCGATATGAAAACGATAATATTGGTCGGGTTACAGATGATACGCCGCATAGAGTCTGTCCATAAACGAAATATCATTCATCGAGATATAAAACCCGAGAATTTTCTAATAGGGCGCGGCGAAGAGAAAAACCTGGTGTATATAATAGATTTTGGACTGTCGAAATTATTTAAAATAAATAACAAGCATATTGCGTGTGAGTCGGGGAGGTCAATTGTGGGAACTCTCCCATTTGTAAGTTTGAATATACACGAAGGCTTTACTCCCAGCCGCAGGGATGATATGGAGTCGATTGGATATACCTTGATATATTTATTTCTTGGCGGATTGCCGTGGGTAAATATAAACACAAATTTATTATGCGAAGGATTAAAATCAGAAAAAGATAAGGAAAGAGTAGATTCAGACATACTAGAAAGAGAGACATATAGATTAAAGAAAACCACAAATTTCTGGGATATAGATGGTTTGTCGGGTGAGCTAATAATATTTATAAAATATTGTAGAGGGTTGCGATTCGACGAGGAACCAGATTACGAATATTTGAAAATGTTATTAACTAATTTATATAAGATGAAAAAATATCCTATAGATAATATATTTTGCTGGGATGTATGATCCCTTTCTGAAAAGGCGTATCCTATTATTATATATATATAAATTGCTTAAAGATGTAATACATAATTGTATTATAAATATGAGCAGCACTAGTGACACAACAACAACGGGACGCGTAAAATGGTTTAACAAATCTGCAGGGTATGGATTTATTACCGCAATGGACGGAGATCATAAGGGAGATGATATTTTCGTTCACCATTCCAATCTAGATGTATCTAAGGACCAGTTTAGATACTTGGTTGAGGGAGAGTATATTAACTTTTCGTGGTCCCCGAGCGGAAATGATAACAGCAAGCACGAGTGGCAGGCGACATCGGTATCCGGGATTTGTGAGGGACCTCTTATGTGCGAGACGCATCACGATTCGCGGAGCGAAATGTCCGAGTCTTCTAATGCGTCAGGGGGCGGTGCTTCGCAACGAAGAGGTCGTCGCGTTGGCGGAGGTCCCAGCTTTACCGACTCGAACGGAAACGAGTATAAGTTGGTTCGGAATAAGTCGTCTCGCGCGCGGGAGGAGGCGGAGGTCGAGCTCTCGGCATAATACAATACAATACAATACAATAAGTGTACAGTTACCTACACTTATTGTAGATATAACAAACAAATAGGTTTAAAGTTTATGTACTAGTTATAGTATAATGTCTAGCGAAAACGATGCTCTAATTGAAGAGGATCCTGATTCAGATAATAAAATAATCAAGGGGCAATTCGCAGATATGCTCACCACATTAGCGATTTTCAGGACACAAATCACCGCATTTCAGCAGCAGATTAGAATGGTAGAGAAGGGAGTTGATAAAAAGCTTCGCCAAGCAGAAAAGTTAAATAAGAAGAGGCGTCGGAGGTCATCAAAACCGTCTGGATTTGCATTACCTTCAAAAATTTCGGAGGAGTTGTGTTCGTTCATGTCGAAAGAGAAGGGCACTCACGTCGCACGGACTGAGGTGACTAGGTATATAATTAGTTATATTAAGGGACAGAAACTGCAAAATCCCGATAACGGACAGATGATTAATCCGGACGACGCTTTAAAGAAGTTATTGGCAGTTGGAGACGACGATAATCTAACTTATTTCAATCTTCAAAAGTTTATGAACCGCCATTTTCATAAAATGTCAAAGGAAACAACGACATAGATAGACCATAAAAGATATTCAAGTTTAAATTTAAACACATAAACTTGAATACAATAGAATGCTTATACTGTTGGATTGTAGGGAGACTAAATTAATAGAAGAATGTAAAATGTTTTTATCTGGAAAGGACGAGTTATCGCATATAAAGATGGAAGTAAGAAATTTGCCTATAGGGGACATTATTATAATGGATGGTACGGATAAAGAACGGATTATTGTAGAGAGAAAATCAGTAAATGACTTAGCGAGTAGTATACGGGATAGTAGATATAAAGAACAAAGTTTTCGTCTGAAAAACTGCGATATACCAAATCACGACATATTCTATGTCATAGAAGGTTCTTACGCTAGTTTAGGACCGAGGTATAATAGAAAAACAATACTGTCGGCAATAACGTCTCTCGCATATTACAAGGGTTTTTCGGTGCATAGAACATTTTCCATAAAGGAAACCGCGGAATGGTTAATGAGATTTGCCGATAAACTATATAGGGAGGGAAAACCGGGTTTTTATAGTAAACCTGCGACAAACGAGACAAATATAAAGGAAGATGTAGGATATAGTTCGGTGTGTAAGCGTGTAAAAAAAGACAACATTACTGTTGATAATATTGGAGAGATAATGTTAATGCAAATACCGGGTGTTAGTTCGAGTGCAGCATCCGCCATATTAAAAGTGCATCACACATTAAATGCCGTGATAAAATCATTAGAGGCAGATCCGAAGGCACTAGATTGCATATATACAACAACAAAAACAGGTAAAGAGCGTAAACTGAATAAATCGGCGGGGGAAAATATATGTAAATTTTTAATATCGCAATAAAACACCACACTTTAGTGGATATTTAGAGTTATTATAGTATAAATATAATATTTAATTTAAATATTATATATATAATGGAAAACTTTGCAAAGTATGCTTTAATTTGTGTATCGATAATCTATGTGTTGTATATAGTAAAAAAAAGATTTAGTCCAAACCCCGATTTGAGGGATGTAAATGGTGCAATACTTGAGGGATTAGAGAGTAAGAGATCAAAAGAAGACGGTGGAGGTGTATCAGATAATGGTGCGCCGATTTCTGGGAAAGCAGACATAATTAAAGGGCATACTGAAAAACAAAATGTGAATTTTAAAGACCATAGAAAACACCACGAAGAGATAATCACAAACTTATATGATAATGTGCAGGGGATGATTCACAAGATGACGGCACAGCACTCAACTTCTATTGCTAGGGATCCGATGTCTCACGAGTCGCAAGAGAAAATGAGATATATGAATACTTTGCACGATTTTGGAAATAAAACGCTGGAGGGGAGTATGCAGGACCTGGATAAAAAATAAGAGGTGGATTATAAATCATTTATTGCTTGAACCCCACCTATCTTTTATTGCTTGAACCCCACCTATCTTTTATTGCTACAGCGGCGGCGGCTCTACCTTCCATTTCAACATCTTCGCCAATAATACCGCTTTTAAATTCCAACACGTTAGAATCTTTATAGTGCCCGGTATTAATTAATCCCTGCGTATGCTCCCTTCCTCCCCAGTTTGGGTCCATAGGATTTGGGCTGATTTTAGATGAGTCGTGATACATTTTATCCAGTGGCGTTTCCACGCCAATATACATATTTTCTGAATCAAATGAAGGATACATATCAGCGTTATAAGGACCGTCGTTCCTCGCAGCATCTATTAATTTAGTAAAATCCCTCTTATTTTCATCTGTCGATTGGACCATTCTCTCTTTATTTAGGCCACCTTGTAGGTCTGTTGGACTCGGGTGAACATTATATGTTTGATGTCCCTGCGTATCGTAGCTTTCGCGGATATATAGAACGGGACAATTAATATTTTGACTGCGCTGCCAATCCAAAAATTCAATATAATCTTCTAGGCTCTTAAATGTAACAGGATTTATTCCGGGTACTGGTGCGGCCTTTGTATTATGTAGGTAAAACGTATTACCCTCTTGGACCAATACGTCTGGGCAGTTATATTTAGTACTCCCTTTAGTAACATTTACAATATCGGATTTAAACGCTTCGGTTGGAACTGTGTTAAATATATAGTATATTCCCAGCATAAAGATGAAAAAAGATATTACTGTTTTATACATATATAGTCAAATTAGATAAAATTATATATTATGATGTATTAATTGTCTAAATATATAGTAATGAGGCACCACGATTTTGATGAGAATGCAACGCGTGAAGATTATTTAACCGCCGCAGCTGGAGGTGCGATGGCGCTAATACATTCCCCACATTGCCAACATTGTAAGGCTATGATCAATCCGTGGAACGACATTATAGAGGATATTCCTAAATTTAAAGACGATTTTTCAGATGATACTAGTCTTATACGGTTGCACTCTGGAGCAATTGAGAATATATGTGATGGGGATGAAGGTAAATGGCTTGCGGAAGAGTTTTCTAAAAAAGTATCTGGTGTTCCGACAATTGTTATAATCCATCCCGGAGGAAAATTAGGCGAAGTATTTAATGGTGAAAGAAAAAAGAACGAGATTGTCGATTTTTTTAAAAAGAAATTAAAAAAAAAAGAGACACCGATGAAAGCCACGTTAGAGTTTAAATCACCCGGAAGCCATATGGCACGCGGAAGCCATATGGCACGAGGAAGCCATCGGGCACACGGAAGCCATAGGGCACGCGGAAGCCATCGGGCACGCGGAAGCCATCGGGCACGCGGAAGCCATATGGCACGCGGAAGCCATCGGGCACACGGAAGCCATAGGGCACGCGGAAGCCATCGGGCACACGGAAGCCATCGGGCACACGGAAGCCGCCGGCCAGCTCGCGCAAGCCGTTGTCCTCACAGCGGAAATAAAATACAAAAACACGGGGTTTTGAGATTAATCGGTGGGACATCTCGTCGACACAGGAGCAAGCATAAGCGGAGCAAGCATAAGCGGAGCAAGCATAGGCGGAGCAAGCATAAGCGGAGCAAGCATAAGCGGAGCAGGGAGTAATGAACGTCTCAAATAAAAAAGCGAAAATATTTAAATAATAATATATTTAAATATTTATTTCATACAAAAGTATCCTCCAATTACAACCATTATAAGTCCAATTAGTTTATCCGTTGTAAACTTTTAGGGATAGTATAGCCATATATTTGTTACGGGTATTGAAATAATAAAGCTGCTGATTCGCATTGTGTAACCCCGTGAAATTTAAGAAACATTAATCCTAAATAAACTGTCACCAATATCAAACACACATAGCGTGTAAAAACAATGCTATAGATTTTTTACTATTGTAGAGTCTTGAGTATATTGGTATATTGGTATTACCAATAGAGAGAATAATATGGCTAAAGTTTCAATAAACAATATAATAATAATGTTATATTTTTTTGCAAATTTCTTTTCAAGTGTGTTGTTATACCATCCAATAAATGCCACAATAAACAAATATATATATATATATATAGCCACATCTTGCTTTTCAAAATATCCATTCTAAACCATATAATAACAATAACAATAATAACATAATAATTCGTAAAAATTTATGAATTTCCGCAATATTCACACCACTCACAATCAGAATTTATTCTACAGCTGCTTCGAACAAGCCCATCATCCAAACTATGGGTGTCACACAACCACCCGCTTCCGGCATCGCGACCCGAATTAAATTTGCACCCTTTTGGGCAATGTGGTTTTGGCGGAGGGGCAAAAGACCCATCTACTCTCGACCGCATCCATTTTTTATAATTTTCTGAGTTAGAATGCTCCCCCTTACACAGTTCCGTGTATGATGGTGGGGGTGGAAGTTTCCTTTTATAATTTGCGTTAATGTGCTTTGCTCCCAAACCTAAGGTTTTATTCACTAAACGTTGAATATCCTGCATCCCCTCCGTTATAGAATCTTTCTTTACCATATATTGCATTAGTATTGCGAACACCAGAAGTATCGCGAGTCCCGCCAGAACCGATAATCTATTAAACGCAACTAATTTATTTTTTGAAAAGACGGAAGCATATTTCATAAAATAAGTGTAGAAAATTATATAGGAAAAATTGAAGAGTTAATAATAGAGTAGATAATGGTAAAAATAATGAAAATCAAGCCTATGCACTCTTTCCGCCTCCTAAGTTTTAATACTTATGACGAAGCGGTAAAGAGCGAGGGAGATGATAAAAGTAATCAGAAAAAGTTTGCAATTCAAATGTTTGGAATAAACGAAAAGGGTGAGACGGCCTCTATCTGCGTAACAGACTTCACTCCCTACTTTTATATTAAAGTAGAGGGTGAGTGGGACGACTGCAAGATGATGATATTCGTATCGCAAATCAACGACGACCTTGGGAAATACTACGATAATAGTATAGTGAAAGCATCATACGTAAACAAGAAGAAATTGTATGGCTTCGACGGCGGAAAAGAGCACACATTTATTCTTATTAAATTCACGAGCGAGGCGGCGATGCGAAAGGCAAAAAATCTGTGGTATACAACAACTATTACAAATCGCGTGTATAATAAGGTTCTAAATCCAGACGGTTATCTGTGTAGGGAATGCTCTACCCAAACATATATTTACGAAGCACAGATTCCTCCACTTCTTCGTATGTTTCATATAAAAGATATTAGTCCGTCTGGTTGGATTGGTTTGCCGACAAAACTGACTACAAAAATTCCTAAAAAATTCAGCAAAACGAGTTGCACCCACGAGTTCTCGATTCATTACAAACATATCGTATCTCAGCCTGACAAAGAAACGGTCGTTCCATACAAGATATGCAGTTTTGATATTGAGGCGAGCAGTAGTCACGGCGACTTTCCTCTGGCGAAGAAGGATTACAAAAAACTGGCGACTAATATTGTAGATGTGTGGAAGGAACATACGAAAGAATATGACATCGATAATACGCAGGGGAAACTTTTGCTGAAACAAATACTCAAGACGGCATTTCAGTTAAAGGCCGACACAGTTGATAACGTGGATATCATATACCCCAAATATCCTATTGATGAGAATATGTTTGTCACTGCGTTCGAGAGCTGGTTTGATACCGATACTTCCAGATATGATGGAAACGCTGATGGCGCCGACGACAGCGAATGCGAAGATATATCCCAAGACATCGAAGCAAATGCAGGAGAAGAGGGAAGGAATAACAATGAGGTGGAGGCAGACCAATGCAATTATTGGTATAAAAAGAAGAAGAAATATAATCGTTGTTCAATCAGCGGAAATGTAGTGGATATGTTAAATAATCCAAAGATATGCCGCGATATTAAGATTACCGTAATAAATAAGTCGCTGAACGACGGTGAATGCTTATTTCCCCCAATCGAGGGAGATAAGGTAACATTTATCGGCTCTACATTCTGGAAGTATACTGAATCAGCACCATATCTGAATCACTGTGCTGTTCTTGATACGTGTAGTGATCTGCCGTCTATTAATAATACTGTAATCGATTCTTACAAAACAGAGAAGGAAGTTCTCGTCGCGTGGCAGCGATTGATTCAGGAGGAAGACCCTGATATTGTCATCGGGTATAACATATTTGGTTTTGATTATCCGTTTATGTATCAGCGGGCAAAAGAGCTGAATTGTGTGGATTTGTTTATCGAGTTATCGAGGATCAAAGGCGAGCGTTGTCTTAAAAAAGACTGGAAAACAAAGAAGGAGGGGCTCGAGGAAAACACGATTTATATCGCGAGTGGCCAGCACGACCTTAAATATATTAAAATGAATGGGCGGCTACAAGTCGACCTATATAATTATATTAGACGAGATTATCAGCTTATGATGTATAAGCTGGATTATGTATCTGGGTATTTTATCGGTGACCAAGTGAAAAAGATTGAACACATCGACGACATCACGAAGATTTATAGTAAGAACCTTTCTGGGTTGGAGAACCACAGCTTTGTTAACTTCGAGGAGGCTGCTCACTCGGTTGACCAATATAAAGACGGAAAAAAGTTTGAAGTATTCGATATTAATTACGCGGAGGGGACATTCTGTATTAATGGGACGGAAACACCCGATACCAAGACAAAGCGCGTCAGGTGGGGAATGGCGAAAGACGATGTCACTCCGCAAGATATTTTCCGAATGACAAACGAAGGACCTGATGAGCGGGCAATTATTGCAAAATATTGCATTCAGGATTGCAACTTGGTTCATCATTTGTTGCGTAAAATCGACGTCATCACTGGTTTTATTGAGATGTCCCGACTTTGCAGTGTTCCGTTGAATTTCCTTGTGATGCGTGGGCAGGGGATCAAGCTAACTAGTTATATTGCTAAAAAATGCCGTGAGAAAAACACGCTTATGCCTGTTATCGAGAAGGGCAGCAACAATGAGGCATATGAAGGTGCGATTGTATTGCCTCCAAAGTGCGATTTGTATCTCGAAGACCCGGTCGCGTGCGTGGATTATAGTTCCCTTTATCCGTCGTCGATGATTAGCGAGAACATCTCGCACGACAGTAAGGTAATGACAAAAGAATATGACTTGAGTGGAAATCTAGTAAAAGAAACGGGCGAACGCAATGAAGCTGGCGAATATATCTATGATAATCTACCAAATTATAAGTATGTAGATATTGAATACGACACATACACGTGGCGGAAGAAAAGCTCGCTGCCGGGCAGTGCGGTGGAGAAAGTTCACATTGGAAAGAAGTTGTGTAGATACGCGCAATTTCCGGAAGGGAAGGGCATTATGCCGTCTATTCTCGAAGAGCTTCTTAAGGCGAGAAAAGATACAAGGCGGCTTATTCCCGGCGAGAAAGACGATTTCAAAAAGAACATTTTGGATAAGCGACAGTTAAGCATTAAAGTAACTGCTAACTCGATGTATGGTCAGACGGGCGCGAAGACCAGCACATTTTATGAGATGGATTGTGCAGCATCGACCACGGCAATCGGCAGGAAGTTGCTCACATACGCACGGCGCGTTATTGAAGAGGCGTATCATAATCTGGAAGTTGAGACAAAAGATTATGGTAGAATTATGGTGAATGCGGAGTATGTATATGGCGATACAGACTCGGTATTCTTCAAGTTTAATCCGACTGAGTTGGATGGGACGAAAATCATCGGACAAAAGGCGTTGGAGATTACGATCGAGCTTTCTCAGCTGGCGGGAGCTCTCGCAACTAAATTCCTGAAGAATCCCCACGATTTGGAATATGAAAAGACGTTTATGCCGTTCTGCTTGCTTTCCAAGAAGCGATATGTGGGTATGTTATATGAGCACGACCCGCATAAGTGTAAGCGTAAATCAATGGGGATTGTATTGAAGCGCAGGGACAACGCTCCTATCGTGAAGGACATCTATGGCGGAATTATTGATATTTTGATGAAAGATAAAAATGTGGAGTCGGCGGCGAAGTTTCTAAAAGATTGTTTGCAGAAAATTGTGGATGGCAATGTGGAGATGGATAAGCTAGTGATTACAAAATCTCTGCGTTCGGGTTATAAAAACCCTGACCAGATTGCGCATAAAGTTCTAGCTGACAGGATTGGTAAGCGGGACCCGGGGAGTAAGCCCAGCGTGGGGGACCGTGTTGCATATGTATATATTAAGAATAAGAATAAGAAGGCACTTCAAGGCGAAAGAATTGAAGTTCCGGCGTATATTCTAGAGAAAAAACTCGAAATTAATTATTCGTTTTATATCACAAACCAGATTATGAAACCAGTCCAGCAGGTATTTGCTCTAGTGTTGGAGCAATTGGCGGATTTTAAGAAGCGAAAGGGACATACGTTGCGTAAATGGAAGAAGGAGCTGGAGACCCTTCGTCGACTACATCCTGACCCGGAAACATATAAAAAGCAGGAGGATGCGGTTCGCAATAAGGAGGTGAAGGCGATGCTTTTTGAAAAATATTTGCAACAAACAATGCGGGATGGGAGTCAGAGTATAATGAGCTTCTTCGGCCAATAAGAGATATTGCATTTAGTAAGCCGAACTCGAATAAATCTTGTTTTCAATAAGGAACGCAACGCCCATTCCGCTCCCAAAACCGAAGCCATATAATATTTTTTGCCCAAATACTTTAAATGTTTGAAGCATTATATATATATTAATATTTTAACCGAATCTATTTAGAAATATAATTAAGTATTGCATTATATGGGTTTCCTAAGGTTTATTGTCGCAGCATTATTCGGTATTACGCACATTTATTCGCAGGACATCCCGGTGTATATTGCATTACGACAGCAAAACATTCCTATGCTGGAAGATAAATTGCGACAGATTAGTGATCCGGTGTCGGCTGAATATGGAAAATATCTCTGTGCGCCACAAATCCATTCTATCGTTGACCCGCCGCATCACGAACAGCGCGCGGTTCTCACTTGGCTGAGTGATAACAATATAAAAGACACGGAGAATCACGGAGATGCGATAAGGTTTTCGGCATCATATCCCAAACTGGCGCACGTGTTTAAAATCCCCGAGGGGGGAATATCTAAAAATAAATTATTGAATTATTCTATTCCTCCGGAACTTTCGCCAATAATCGAATTTGTTGAAATGGAAATTAAACGGAATCCTCTCAATAAAAATAGTCAGTATATTTCTCGCAATCGCCCCGTTTCTAATGGAGATACGGATGAGCGTTTTTTCGGGAGAGAACCACTTATGTATATGTATAATGTTTCCACCGAAAGCGTATCACGCTCGGTAATAGGTGTTCTTGCCGAGTTTCAAGGTAATGGCGGATTCTTGCCGGCAGATTTAACGATGCATCAGGCATCTAATAATCAGTCGGAAAATGATGTCGTCAAAATTGTTGGCGGTAATGTCGGAATAGATATTGAGAGCGTGCTGGATGTTCAAATGATGTCTCAGGCGGGAAACGGAATGGAGATGTGGTTTTGGGATACGCCATATTGGCTGTTTTCTTTTGCTGTAGATTATTTTAATTCTCAAAATATAGGGAATATTATATCTATGTCGTGGGGTTGGGCGGAAGATAGTCAGTGCGATATCATAGATTGTTCGGGTGGATTAACTTCAGAAAAATATGTAGAGAGAGTCAACACCGAGTTTTTAAAGCTGGCTCTTAGGGGAGTCACTATTGTGGTATCATCGGGAGATGCAGGTGCACCCGGGCGTACCAACGAACAATGTGGATATGGTAGACCGATGAATCCGGTATTTCCCGGTTCAAGTCCATATATCACGAGCGTTGGAGCAACATATGTCCCTTATAAAAATGCGACAAAAAATGCGACAACGCCTCTTTGTCGTGATTTTGGGTGTATTGTAGGCACCGATGAACGTTCTATTAGCTTTGAGCACGTGGACTGGACTGCTGGGGGAGGATTTGACCTATATCTTAACGAGACTCCTTGGTGGCAAGCAGATGTAGTGCGTAGCTATTTGGAGTCGGGAGTAACACTGCCATCTAAATCATTATATAATAGTAATGGGAGGGCTTATCCTGATCTTACTGCGATCGGACACAACTGTCCAATTTACGTGCAAGATGAAATGCAGGGAGTAGACGGCACGAGTTGTTCAGCACCAGTAACAGGAGGTTTATTGGGACTGGTTTCAAATCATTTATGGAATCGTTATCATATTAAACTAGGATTTGCTAATCCGCTACTCTACTATATACAGGCAAATTGCGAGGATTGTTTTCGCGATGTTACCGTTGGGCACAACTGGTGCACCGAACAGCAATGCTGCGATAACGCAACCAATTTTGGATTCACCGCAACAAAGGGGTATGACCCTGTAAGTGGTCTAGGCTCTTTGAACGTGGGTAAGATTGTAGATTTTATAGACGAGATGCTTTAATATTTGGTTCTCTTTTCTAAGTTTTCATCATAGATTTATTCATAAAATATATCCACATATATTATATGTCTCTCTGTAAATATAAGGATATCTTTGGAAAGCCTGGAAAGGGTGCGCACGCCTACCGTATTTTTAACATAGCAATAGTTGATGTTATATTTAC